AAAGGGAGAAAAAAAAAAGAGATATTAGTCTTCCTCTCTTTTAATATAATGATTTTCATTATATATTTGTTTAATTCAAAATTTTTATGTATCTTTGCAATATAATTGTAAAGATACATAAATTTTTTATTATGGTGACAGGAGTGATTTACAGGTATATAAGTCCCTCAGGAAAGTCTTATATAGGACAAACTACTAATGAAGTCTATGGACGAAGAATGTGGTTTGGGAGAGGTAGATATACAGGTGGAAGAAGTAAAATAGATAGAGCAAGAAAAAAGTATGGGAGAGAAAATTTTAAGTATGAGGTCATTCATAAACAACAATTTTCCACACTTGAAGAGGCTACAATAGAACTTAATAGATTAGAAGCATATTATATTGGTTATTATGATACTTATAAAAATGGTTATAATTCTACTATTGGAGGTGATGGCTCAAGAGGTTATAAAGTGGGTGATGTGACTAGAAATAAAATATCTATTGCAGGAAAGGGCAAAAAGAAACCTGAAGGTTTTGGGGAAAAAATCTCTAGAGCACAAAAAGGTAGACCAAAATCTATAGAAACTAAGAAGAAGTTGTCTGAAATTAAAAAGAATAATGGAAATAAGATTATACAATATGATTTAAAGGGTAACTATATTAAAACATGGAATAATATTGATGAGGTCTCAAAAGCTCTAGGAGTATGCAGAGAATCTATTGCTGGATGTTGCAGAGGAAAGTCTAAATCAGCACATAAATATATGTGGAGATATTCCACTTCGGGAATCCCTGAAACAATAAGTGCAAAACCTAGAAGGAAAGATTCTAAGTATATTTTACAATTGACTCTTAATGGAGAGATATTAAGAGAGTTTTCAAGTATACAAGATGCGGCTGATTTTATAGGAGTTGCTCCTACTAATCTATCAGCTTGTTGTAAACAAAAGGTTAATAGTATTAAAGGATATAAATGGAGATATAAAAATGTCTAAGTATAAAGAAGTTGTTAGCATGGTTATAGACCAATTGAAGCTTATATCTGATGATTCTCATTTTGTTGAGGAGCATGTCATATATCTAGCTGATAAAATGAGGTGTATGTTGCTGAAGCAGAGATACTCTGACATCAGAAAAGAGATACCTGAGTCAAACTATCAGACTATATGCTTAGACCTAGAGCATATCACTGATATTAATGGAGTACCATGTACAGGTGCTAATTACCTTAGAAGTGTACAGCAGATACCTCACATGATGAGTATAGGCTCCCAGAAGGTTACAACTCTGGATTATTTCCAAGGTAATATAAACTACACCAACAGTGAAAGATTTAAATATGTAGGTCATAATAAGTTTCTCAGGAATCAAGCTTATGCAACTATAGCCCCTGACAGTTACCTGTATCTTAAGTCTAGCAATCCACAAATGTATTATCTTAAGAAGGTAAAAGTTACTGGTATATTTGAGGATAGTGCAAAGGTTACAGGGTTACAATGTCCTGATGAGAATGGGAATACTGTATGTGATTTAATGGATATGCAGTTTCCAATTGAGGAATCCCTAGTGCCACCACTGATTGAGCTTATAGTCAAAGAACTCTCAGCCTTCAAGTATCAGGCACAAGATTCTCTCAATAATGCAAATGATGACCTATCTAATTTAGCAGCATATATTAGGCAACAAGTTGCTGAAGGAAGAAGGTCTGACTTATACAAGAATCCATGAACTATGAAGAATTTAGAATAGGTATTCTAAAAGCCAATCAAAAGAAGCATCACTTCAGAGTAAATAATTCTTATGGTATTAAGGATGCCTATAGATGGTGCATTAAACATAAGCAAATTGACAAATCATTGTCTGAAAAAGACTTTAGGGTGATAATCAACTCCCTTAATCAATACCTTCAAGACCAGCTTCTGCAAGGCAGAGACATTAATCTCCATGAAAGAATGGGAAGAATTGAAGTAAGGAAATATCCTACTTATGTAGGTCTTGAAGATGGTAAGATAAAGACTAATCTATCTGTAGATTGGGACAAAACTTTAAGATTATGGTTTGAGGATAAAGAGGCTTATGAAAACAAAACCTTGATAAGGTGTGAAACAAAAGAGAAGTTCAAAATTATTTACAATAAAAGGAAGGCCATGTATAATAACAAGGTATTCTATGAGTTTACACCTACAAGGGATTTAAGGTTGAAATTAAAAGAAAGAATTAATAACCAAGGCTTTGATGCCTTATTATTAGCAGATAGAAATGGATTACATAGACATAAATGTGATAGCTGACAGAATACACAGGAATAAACTTTTAAATGACATTCCATTTGAGACTATACTTGATTATACCTTTGAGTTTATCAAGATAGTGGGAATGCCTAAAGTATTCTTTGAAAGGACAGCTATAATTGATATTGAAGACTATAGAGGGGTACTTCCTTGTGACCTCTATGAGTTAATCCAAGTTAGGACTGATAAAGGAGACTATTTCAGAGGTAGTACAGACTCCTTCCATATGAGTCCTAACAAAGGAAAAGAGGGTGATAAAGTAAGACATACAGGTATCACCTATAAGGTGCAAGGCACTTGTATCTTTACTTCAATTCCAAAGGGTAAAATAGAAATAGCTTATAGAGCTTTTCCTCTAACAGATGAGGGGTATCCTTTGATTCCTGATAATGGTAGTTATGCCAGAGCCTTGGAAGAATATATAACAGTGGAATGCTATACAAACAACTTATTTGACCAAGGTAAGATAACTCCACAAGTTCTACAAAATAGGCAACAAAGATATGCTTGGGCAGTAGGTCAAGCACAAACTGATTTAATTAGACCTTCCTTAGACCAAATGGTATCAATAAGCAATATGTGGAACAAACTTCTTCCTAGTAAGAAGGACTATAATAATGGTTTTGTTTCAGAAGGAGCACCTCAATTATTAAGGAGACACTAATATGGGAAAGCAAATATTCAATATTAAAGGTATGATGAGAGACTTAGACCCTGCTAAGTCTCCCAATCAGTATGCCTATGAGATTAGAAATCTGAGACTTACTGCACAAGAAGATAGTACCCTGCTGGCTCTTACTACTGAAAAGGGCAACACTCAATATACATTATCTCAAGATATACTTGGAGACATTGTTGGTTATTGTGTGCTTAATAAGTATATTACTGTTTTTACCCATGATACTAATACTGACCATATCTACAGACTAGAGGAAGATACTACTGTCACTTCTCCTAGAATGATTGTGGAAGATTTATATGATGGAGACTTAGGTTTTGATGAAAACACTAAGATTGAGACAAAAGGAGTATATGAGAATGAAAATATTCAAAAAGTATATTGGATTGATGGAGTACACCAACCTAGGTTTATTAATATAAAAGCATCGGAGAATACAATATCTAATTGGGAAACAAGAATAAATCCCTTTGATTTTGTATTACCTATGCAGTTACAAGAAACATCAGAAGTAAAAAAGGTAGACTATAATGGAATATTTAATGCAGGGACCATTCAATATATATTATCTTACTATAATAAGAATGGACAACAGACACCTGCATTTTATCAGTCTCCCATATTATATACTTCTTTTAATACTAGAGGAGCTTCACCAGAGGAAGGTATATCTAATGCTTTTCGTATAAAAGTTAAAAATCCTGATACTAATTTCGATTACTTAAGAATATATTCTGTATTTAGAACATCAGAGAATGGTACTCCAGTATGTAAGAAAGTATATGATATACCCTTAACTCATATAGAGTCTGAAGATATTACTTATGGAAGAATGTCTGTAAGTACTTCAGGAGTTTCAGAGGGAACTATTGATACTGTAACTTTTAGCATTGACAATACTTATATATTAGATAATGAAAATAATCAAATTGATATAGAGGAATTTCTTGCTTATAGAGAAGGAAATACTTCAGTATATCTTCTAGACTCAAATTATCAGGTAATTCATTTATATGGAGAAGGGTCTAATGTGGGATTTCCTGCTGATGTATATCGAGCTAGGACTCAAAAAGGACTGTATCTACAAATGAAAATAACAGAATCTAATGTGACTATATCTGGAGTATCCCTATTACAAATAGGAGATTTTCCTTTAAGATATTGGCATTTAGCTGTTGCAAATTTCTTATCTAGTATAACAAAAACTAGTAATTTCATTAGCTATATCGACACAGGATTATCAGGAGAAGTTGTAGATTATGCTGAAATTATTTATATGGGAGGAAGTGTGATTATTCCAAATACAATGGAATCAAAAAATAACACATTATTCTTCGGAAATTATACAACTAATACCGCTTTAACAGGGGCAGATAAGGATGTCATAGCTGAGAATGCCTTTATACATTTTGGCTATAGTGATTCTCCTGTTCCTAAAGGAGAACTTGGAAGTTATTATATGTACAGAAATCAATTGGATATGAGTGCAAAAGACATTACAACTTTCAAGGGTGGAGAAACATATACTTTTGGTATTATCTTGCAGGATGATAAAGGACAATGGACTGATGTTATACCTATTAATAGTGCTAATAATAGTTATTATCCTTTAGATGAGAATACACAATTTAAACCTGTAAAAGCTTTTATCTATTTTTCAGAAAGAGCTAAAAGTATTATTTTAAGATATAAAAGAGTAAAGGCAGTAAGATTACAAGACCAGCATAGGGTGGTTTGCCAAGGGGTTCTTTGTCCTACTGTATTTAATAAAAACAGAAATCAAAATGCCCCTTATGCACAGGCTTCTTGGTTTTTCAGAGACGTTACCTCTAATGATTTAGAAGCTCACAGACCTCAGAGCAAACATAATGGAAATATTAGAGATGGGGGAACTACCTTAGCTAATGTAGGAGAAATTAATGGTGCAAACAGTTCAGCTTTATCTTTTTATACTCCAGGAGTTTCTCTCACAGATATGGATATGTTTGTTGATTGGAATACATTAACATTAAATAGTCCTGATATAGAATTTTCATCTATTTTCAATTCTAATTATAAGCTCAGAATTGTAGGAATCTTACCCATTACTTCTGGAAGGAGTAGTATGCAAGTTACTTGGAGTACTCCTCCTAGAAATACCTCTATTAATAATCTAGCTTATTCAGGATTGCTTCATAATAATATTGATGAGGATGCTTTCCAAATGGATTTAGCTACATTCTCTTTTAGAGATTATGCTCCTAATAGCACAGCAGTTTCATATCTATATCCAATATTCCCTTGGCATAGAAATGGGTCTTTAACGTCTCAGGGCACTCCAGGAGCAAATGAAACTAGAGTAGCTATGCTAGACACAAAAGTTATGGCTTCTTTAAGAGAATCTGCTGCCACAAGATATATTATAAATGAAATAGATGAAGATGAATATTTATCTCTTATCTATAATATTACTATGTTAAGAATATATCAGGATGATAATATGCCTATATCCATACCTCCTGATGTAAGTAATTACTTATATTCTGCGTCAAAATTATACTTTGGAAGTGTAGATACGGTGTTATCAAGAAGTACTGCTTATCCAACCTATGGTAGGAATGAAGGGAGCAATACTATTGAATCCTTATCTACAGCTACTGATGGAGTCAGAATGAGATATAAGAGTACTAAACATGGAGTGTTTTCTTTATCTAGTGACTACAATAAAATGTATATACTTCCCAATGTATCTATTAGTGGAGATGATACCATAGGAACTGATGATTTGAGTGGCATTGCTCCTAAGGCTTCTGTAAGACTTATTCTAGATATGCAAAGTCTTACGTACAATATTAGTAGCAACAATAACACAATAAATTTCTCTAATTTACCTGATGATTATAATATTTTAGAATTGGGAGATTTACTTATTGTGGAAAATTCTACAGACCTTATTAATCAAAGACTTTGGTATGTTACAGCTGTTAATCATAGTAATAGAACAGTAACTATTTCTTCATTAGATAAAAACTATTATGATTCCCACACAGGAGGAACTACTAGAGTAGTATCAGAAGAGAATGACCCTGGTAATGAAGTATCTAGAACCTACATGGTGTATTTTACTTATACTACATCTACAGGTATTACTTATTACAAGTCCTATTATACTTCAGGAAGAGAAAGAACAGATGGGGACCACGGTCCTGGAGGTTGGAGAAATTTTTGGTATACTGATGCTAAATGGTATGTAGCGGGAACTTCTACTAATAGTGCAACCCAATCTATTATAAGAAAGCCCTTAACCATAAATTCAGAGATACCTTATCTATACTTGGCAGAGTTATATCTAGAAGGATTATATACTGCTGATTACAAGGATAAAAACTGGATTGTAGCAGGAGAATCTCAACTTTCAGATAGAAATTGTGTAGAAGCAAGTATAGGAGACACATATTACCAAAGGTATGACTGCCTAAAGACCTATCCATACTCCCTTGAAGACCAAAATCAGATTGTTGAAATATTCTCATTCATGTGTGAAACAAGGGTAAATATTGATGGTAGATATGATACTAGGAGAGGACAAGCTGATAATACTACAGTTCTAAATACAAACTTCAACTTGCTAAATAAAGCATATACACAAGAGGATAATTTCTTTAGTTATCATTATTTAGACTCAGAGGATTATAGTATAGATGATTTTCCAAACCAATTGATATGGACTAAAACAAAAGTATATGGCAGTGATGTTGATGCTTGGACTCAAATAGTTCCTACTTCTGTTCTTGATATGGATGGTACTCTTGGTGAAATACAAGCTCTTAGATTATGGAATGATAATCTGATGTGTTTCCAGGATAGAGGTATAGCCAAGATTATGTACAATGAAAGAACTACTATATCAACTCAACAAGGAGTCCCAATTGAGATTGCTAATAGTGGTAAAGTTGATGGTAGTCAATATGTAAGTAATCAAATTGGATGTAGTAATAAAGATTCTATTCAAGTTACTCAAGATGGTATTTACTTCATAGACAGTAATACTAGGGAAATCTATAGATGGTCTAAAGGTCTTGAATCCCTGTCAAAGGGTAAAGGGTTTAACACTTATCTTTATAAGAATCCTTATATAAGCACAGAGAAAACATTCTATGACCCAAAGTTAAAAGATGTGTATTTCCAATTTGGGGAGGAGTGTCTTGCGTATAATGAGCAACTTGCAGAGTTTACCTCATTTGTGGATTATGATATGAAGTTCATGTTCCCATTCAAAGATTCTCTGATTGCTATCAAAGATAATGACCTTTGGAAACAATTTGATGGTGATTACTTGTCCTTCTTTGGTGAAAATAAGGGATATAGCATTGATATTATCTCCTCAGAACAACCTACTGAAGATAAGATATTCTCTACTGTAGAGTTTAGAGCTGAGGTCTTAGAGGATGGTATACAGGAACCTTATTCTCAGAAAACTTCAAGTGACTTGAATGTATTACCATTCACTAAGATTAAGGCTTGGAATGAGTATCAAGATACTGGAGAAGTAGACTTTGAGAGGGTAATTAAGAGAGGTGTTGGAGCCAATCTAGCCCAGAAGTTTAGAATCTGGAGAGGAGATATTCCAAGAGTAAATGGTAAACCTCTTGAGAGAATCCGTAATCCTTGGGCAAGGATTAAACTTTCTGATGAGGGTGATAATAAGAAAACTGTTGTTCATGACATAGCAGTAACTTATTTCTAACCAATACTTAACATTGAAGGTGATAAGGGAAATCCTTATCACCTTTAACTTTTTTCAAAAAGTTCTTGTGTATATCAAATAAAATTCTTATCTTTGCAAATTAATAATAAGAATTATTATGGCTGATTGGAAAGATAATTGGAAACAAGGTAAAGGATTAGGTTCTGCACTAGGTATGGCTAGTGGAGCAGCTTCTCTGTTGGGAACTGCTTATGGTATGGCTAATCCTGATATTGATAGTCTTGAACAATCTGTAGATGCCCAAATAGAAGCAATGAAACAAAATCAACAGGGAGTACAAGCCAATTCCCTTGATGATTTAATGAATCAATGGTCATCTTTCAGATTAATGGACACAGACTTTGATGCTGATGACTATTATAAAGGTCCTAGTGATGGGGACATCTTCAAGAATACTTTAAGTTCAACTGTTTCTGGTGCTGCTACAGGGGCTTCTGCTGGTCCTTGGGGAGCTTTAGCTGGTGCAGTTATAGGTCTTGGAAGTGGTCTTATTGGAGGACTTACTGGTAAAAGTAAGGCACAGAGTGCAGCAGAGAAAGCAGCTGCTGATTTAAAGGCTGAGGCTGAAAGACAGAATGCTTATAAGCAAGCTTCTTTTGCTACCGCAGCACAAAGTTTAACTTCAAAGAATAATAGAATGTTAGCATCACAAATTGCAGCTTATGGTGGCCCACTAGGTATCAGTTTGCTACCTGTAGGTGGTGCTATTGATTATATGCAAAATGAAGAATTACTTTCTTCATTAGGAGAGAATATGACAAAGAATAATAATAGTAGAACCTCTATGCCTATGTTTGCATTTGGAGGTGCTTTACCTGGTTATGGTGGAGATTGGTCTAATGGACTTAACTTTATTAAAGCAGGTAAGAGACATGAACAAAATCCTATAGGTGGTGTACCTATGGGTGTAGCACAGGATGGAGTACCTAACCTTGTTGAGGAAGGTGAAGTAGTCTGGAATGATTATGTATTTAGCAACAGGATTAATGTTCCTAAGGCTGTAAGAGATAGGTATAAACTCAAGGGTGGTGACAATATGACCTTTGCAGAAGCAGTTGAGAAGGCTCAGAAAGCATCTGCTGAGAGACCTAATGACCCAATTGAGAAGAGAACTCTTGACACTCTCCTTGCTGGCTTAATGCAAGAGCAAGAGACTATTAGACAAGAGAAAGCTCAGAAGGAACAATTCAGTCAGATGGAAGACATGGCAGCATTTGCTGCTGATGGTGGTCCTATCCATATAGCAAAGAACAAGAGAGGTACATTCACAGCTGCTGCTACAAAGCATGGTATGGGTGTGCAAGAATTTGCAAGTCATGTACTTTCTAACAAGGATAAGTATAGCCCTGCTATGGTAAAGAAAGCAGTGTTTGTGCATAATTCAAAATCTTGGAGTCATGCTTATGGTGGACTTCTTGGAAGAATATTTAAAGGTGAAGGGGAATATCCTAATTACCTTTGGGGAACTAATCCACAAACAGATTTTAATCAAGGCTATGATTTATTATTTAAGGATTATAGTATCAAGCCTAGATTGACTAATGAAGATGTAATGTGGTTAAGAAATCCTGTTATGGTGGAAAATAGTCCATTAATGCCTACACCACCTACTGCTCCTGTAAGGCACCCTTGGAGCTATGGAATTGAAGATTTAGGTAAAGGTATTGCAGAACCAGCTCCTGTTTTAGGACCCTATAATCCAGAAACTGCAACTTCTGGTTCTGATGGAAAAAAATCAACAAAAGATAAAGCACCTTCCAACTGGGAAACTTGGTTAAGATATGCTCCAGTACTAGGTGCATCAGTTGGACTTGGCTATACCTTGTTTAATAGACCTGACCATAAGTATGCTAATGAATTGGAAGCTACTGCAAGAGAAGTTGTAGGTAATACTCCAAGAGTATCTTACACTCCAATAGGTGACTACCTTGCTTACAATCCATTTGATAGATTATTCTATGCAAATGAACTTGGTGCCCAGCAAGCTGCTACTAGAAGAGGTATCCTCAACCTCAGCAATGGTAATAGAGGTACTGCACTTGCAGGTCTCTTAGCCGCTGACTATAGTGGTAACATTGGTCTTGGTAAACTCTTTAGAGAGGGTGAAGAATATAATCTTGCTCAAAGACAAAAGGTTGCTGAGTTTAATAGGGGCACTAATATGTACAACAGTGAGGCTGACCTTAAAGCTCAAATGGCTAATGCAGAACTTGATAAAGCTAAAGCAAGTATACTGCTTGATGCCAAGATGAAAGCTCTTGGTCTAAAGCAAGCTGAAGACCAAGCTTGGGATACAAGTCTTGCAGCAAACCTTACTGGCCTGTTTGATAACATTGGCAACATTGGTTGGGAAGCTGTTAATAGGAATATGATTTCCACCAACCCTGCTCTATACTATGACGTTGATAGGGATGGTACTATTCACTACAAAAACATGAGTGGACTATCCAAAGATGAACAAGATTACATTAAGTGGAAAGCAGAAAGAGATGCAGCTAATAGGAAATCTAAAGGAGGATATTTAACTATAAAGAATAGGAGGAGAAGAAATGCCTAATTATGGATTAGTTATTAATAGTAGGTTCAGACCTTTCTCATATCAAGAAATGCTTGCCCCAGTAGCTCAGGCTACACAGTCACATCAAGCTCTAGAAGATGCTTATAGTGAATTAAATACCAATGCCAGTATTTGGGAGGGGTTAGCTAACAAAGAGAGTGACCCAATTACTTATCAGAGATATAAAGATTTTGCTGACGCTCTTAAAACTCAGGCAGATGAATTAGCAGCCAATGGCCTTACTCCCACTTCAAGACAGGCAATGAGTAATTTAAGAGCTAGATATGCCAGTGATATTATCCCAATAAAGAATGCTTATGATAGAAGGCAGGCTGATATAAAGACTCAACATGAGGTAATGATAAAGGACCCTACGCACTTCTTTAATAGAAGGGCTAATGAGGTTTCTTTAGATGAATATTTAACTAATGATAAACTGGATGTTTTATCAGACCAGTATAGTGGAGCCTTGCTTACTCAACAGGTAGGTCAAGCAGCACAAACATTGAAAAATACCCTTACTAATAAAGGTGCTTTAACTAAACTTGGTCTTCCCTATCAATATGAGAGGATGCTGCAATATGGTGCTTCTGCTGAGGATGTTATGAGAGCTATGTCAAGAGACCCAAAGGCAGCTCCAATACTTACCAAGCTAGTGGATGATGTTATGGCATCTTCTGGTATCAGGAATTGGAGCAGCATGAATGGAGATTGGGAGAACAATGAAATGTATAGAAGAGCTGAAGCTTATGCCATGCAGGGACTCTATAATGCTATTGGAACCACTAAGATGGAACATTTCACCGACTCTTATAATATGCAGAATGCTCTAGCACAACAGGAGTTTAATAGAAAACTTGAGTTAGAAAGAGAAAAGGCTAGAGTAAAAGCAGAGCAGGATAAGAAAGAAAGAGCAGCCTCTTTAGGAACTCGTCAGAGATATGACATTACTCAAGATGATAGAATAAAGAAGTACAAGAGGTTGGGAATCCTTCAGGAAGATGCTAATGGTCATTTAAGTGTAGATAGAGCTGCATTTGAAAAATTCAGTAAAATGTCCCCAGCTGAAATGAAACAATATTCTGAAGACCTCAGTGCTCAGATAAAGGTAATAGATGACATGACAAAACATCCTGCTAAGGGTGGTCAGAGGAATCCAAACTACTTCCAATACATAACTTATGATGATGCTAGGAGAATGTTCCCAGAACTAGGATTCCCCTCTGGAAATAAAGGACTGAATGTCAATGACCAAGCAAAATTAAAGAAGCATCTTGACAATACTAGGGCATCTCTAATAGAAACAAGGGATGCTTTCAATAGTGGAACTGGAGTAGCACAGCTGTACTCAGATTTTGGTGATTTAGGAGGTTTAAGTGCTGGTGATGTAAGAACAAACATAGACCTCTTTGAAAGAGCACTTAATGCCAATATCGGTGACAGGTACACAATGAATCAGAACTTGTATTACACTGTGGATGAGAGTCAATCCAAAGCATTCTTAAACAGTGCTAAGAATAAACAAGGTAGTCTAGCAGGATTACCACAGTACTACCTAGATGAAAGAGGTAACTTTAGAAAACCTTCTAGTATAAGTACTCAAGACTTAGATGCCTCTGAAATCCATAATGTGATTGTGAGAAAAGGCAAGGATGGAAAGACTCATGCTTACTATGAACTAACCACGAAGAGTGGAGAGGATGTTGCTCTTCAGTTACCTGATGACCTTGCTACTTCTCTGATTAGGTATAGTGATGACTTAGACGCTGCCAAACATGACTACCTTGTATATCAACAAACTCTAGAGCAGGACAAAATAGACCTTCCTTATAGAATGAGGATGGAACATAATGGTCAGCTTACACTCCCTGATAGAAGTGATATAGCGGTCACTGTAGATGATTTAGATAATATTCTAGATAATTTTGCACTAGCAGCAGCTGACTTAGCTAAGACAAATAAAACAAAACCTGTAGAAATGCAGCCTTAAAATAAAATAATATGAGCATTAGAGATATAACTCAAACAGGAGAATTATCACATTCCCAATTACAAGAAGAAAATGCTGCTCCGTTTTCTCAAGGAACACCAAGATGGAAAATATCTGCAAGTACTCCTTACAATAGCAGGAGTACTGTCCTAGATGATTATATGGAACCTAGTCAAGGGTTCATTAGAGACTTAGGAGTTTCTTCAGAATTTGGTAATAGTTCTTATGATGTTACAGAAGATGCTAGCCTTCAGGATATACTTGATTATGAAAACCTAAGAGGCCAGAGACAATCTGGTTTAGCAAAATTAGGGTCTGGTATTGCAAAAGGAGTAGCCTTAGCAGCTACTACCTTCCTTGATGGTACTCTAGGCTTAATAGCAGGTGGTATAGAGGCAGCATCTACTGGAAGAATAAGTGCCCTTTGGGATAATGATGTCAGTAATGCTCTTCAAGATATAAACAGGAGTCTAGAAGAGATACTTCCCAACTATAGGACACAAGAGGAACAAGAGAGACCCTGGTATCAGAATCTTGGTACTATGAACTTTTGGGCTGATAGTGTAATCAAGAATTTAGGTTTCACTGTTGGTGCTTTCTATAGTGGTGGTGTATGGACAAAAGGTCTCAAGGCTGCTGGTATACTGAAGAAAGGGCTCTCTTCAAGTGTTGTAGGAAGCCTTATGTCAGGACTTAATGAAGGTAGAATTGAGGCTAACAATGGACAGAGGGATTTTCTAGAACTACAGAATGCCCAAATAGAGGATGCTTATAATCAGAAGTATCAAGAAATCATTGGTAGCAATTCTTCTGATGAAGATAAATTAGCTGCACTAACACAGCTAGACAAGGATGCTGAGGCTCTTAGACAGGATGCTCTTGAAAGAGGTCATGCTATGGGTCTTACCACACTTATTGGTAATACTATACTCCTTACTGCCTCTAATATGTGGCAGTTTGGTAAACTATACAGCAAAGGCTTTGCTAATCATGCTGAGGTAAAGGCAGCTGCAAAAGCAGCAGGAAAAGAAGCTCCAACCATAATGGAGGAAGGAGCTAGACTAAAGGCTGCTGATGATATGATGTCCAAGCTTGGCAATAGATATGTAGCCAAGACTACTAGTAGAGGTAAGGCTCTTCTGAGAGGCACAAGCAATGGTCTTGCAGAAGGTTTTGAAGAAATGAGCCAACAATGGATTCAGAGTGGTGCTGGAGAAATGTATTCTCCTGACTCCCCTGATGCTTACTATGAGGCTCTAGTCAATCATAATTCTCAGTTAGCTACCCAAGGGTTCCTTACAGGTATGGCTAAGGGCTTCACAGAGTCTTACGGTGATGGTTCCCAATGGGAGCAATTTGCTGTAGGTACTCTGACAGGCTTATTTGGTATGCCTACCTTTGGTAGAGTAAACAATGCTGATGCTACCACATACCTTGGCAGAGGTAAAGCAGTTGGTATCAGTGGTGGTCTCTTTGGTGAAATGAGAAATGCCAAAGAGCAAAATGCTTTGAATACAAGGACTGCTGATGCCATGAATAAGTACCTTGACAAAATAGAAGCTCAGACTTCTCATTTTGTTCAGAGCAAATCCTTCACTGATGCAATGGATGGTTTTGCAGCAGACAAGAATAGATTTGAATATCAGAATGCTTCTGACAATGATGACTTTGCAGCTATTGCTGCCTTTGCTACTGCTGGAAGACTCAGCGACCTAAAGGATATTATCAACCAAGACTTTGAGAATATATCTGATGAGGAACTAGCAAGCATTGCTAGAAACACTACACCTAATGTTACTATTAATGAAGAGGGTAATGCAGAAACCAAAGACCAGAATGGCAATGTCTTAACTGGTGGTTGGAGAGCTGCTGATGGTACTCTGCTATCTGACACTGAAGAGGGTAGAAAGCAGATGAAAGAAGAGTTGGTCAAGAAGAGAGATAAAATGATTAAGGCTGTGGATGACTATGAGCAATCAGTCAATCTTGTAAGAGGCATAGCTAATAATCAACTCAATGATGACCAACTGAATGAACTGGCATGGTTACATTGGAAGGGTAAGCAATTCACAGACAGATACAACTCTATTAAAGGAGAACAGAGTGACATTCTGCAAAGGCTAAGACAAATTGCCAATGAGATTAGTGAGGCTCCTTTTGAGAGTAATAGGGATGTACTACTGACAAACTTACAGAATAAGTATAATTCCATTGTGTCTGATAGGCAGAGCATTGAAGAGGCACTAGAATTATACACCCAAGAAGAAGCTTCTCTAAGAGAGAACCTTCAACAGACTAAAGCCCAGTTAGAGCAACTTAAAGAGGTTGCAACTGCTAGAGAGTCTGTTATAAATGCAGAACAGCAGAGGAGACTTAATGCTATAGAAAGAGGTGGCACTAGCAGACAAAAGAGGCTAGAAAGGGCACAAAATCTACAGCAAATAGCTGCTGCAATGAGTGAGCAAAAATCTCGCAATGAGAAGATACAGAGCCTCGAAGCTTCTATTACTGGAATAACTGAAAAAGGTAAAGAAATCTCAAGGAAAAAGCTAAATGCCAAGAAGAGACTTGCTACTGCAAAGCAAGCTGAAAAGGATGCCAAGCATGAATATGACATGGTATTCTACAATGATGATACAGAGAATCTGAAATCCTTACACAAAGCACAGTCTCAAGCAGCTGGTAATCTAAGGGACTTCCTTGATTATCTAAGCACTGCTGAGAATCCTGTTGCCCTTGCCAGTAGAATTGAAGCAAATGAGAAGATAGTAAATGCTCTAAGCAACCCTGTTGTTAAAGCTATTCTACAAAGTAGATTAGGTGAAGATGGTGAGAATATTGACAGATTCTTAGAATCCCTACAAGACACTGCAAAGATAGCCAAGGCTGCTAAGACATTCGGTGAGAGACTTGAAGAGTTCAGAAAGAATCCTCTCAATATTCAAAAGAGAAGGAATAAAATCAAACAAAAGGCAGAAGCCATAAAGCAATCAAGGGAAGATAGTAAGAAGAGGAAAACTGTAGAGACTGCCTCTGTGAATGAACTTGTTAATAGTGACCTAGACTTAGATGATTTAGAAGGTGTCTTAGGAAGTGACACTCCTGAGGATGGTGTTACTACTATGCAAGGAAGTTCTAAACAAAAAGTCAAAGAGGCAAAGACTATAAGACAGCAAGTATCTAATATGGAGGATGCCATAAATAGGTCTAATGCTCCAGAGCAAACTAAGAAGGATGCTAGGGTCTTACTGAATAATGGTAAACTTACTTCTGAGGACTTATCACAGCTACAGGATTTAACTAGTGAAGCTTATAATGACCCTAGTTCATTAGAAGTGGATGCCTCTATGATTGGAGCAACTCCTGAAGAGATGCAGGAAGCAATGCAACAGAGAGTTGATGCTGCCAAATCTCTATTATCAGAAATGCAGGCAGCTGTAGCTGAACAAAATGCAGAGGATGATAATTGGATTGCCAAATGGGGTGCAGAAACAAATGATGAAATAAATGACCTAATAAACAGGATGGCTTCAGCTGAGGAGATAGAGGCTGAGAAGGCTAGGAAAGATGATACTACTGGCCATGATGGTGTGGAAGATGGTATGTCAATACAAGATGAGACTGCTAGAAGGAATCAAGCAGAAGAAGCTAGGAATGCTGCTATGCAGAATCCTATGAGAGCAGGTAATCAAGCTGATATAATCCTAGATGAGGCTGGATTAGACAAAGAGCAATACCATGAACTTGCTACCAATATGGTAAAGAGTTTCTATGATATGACCAAGCAAGGTGTACCTGCAAGGGATGCTTTGGTTTCTATTCTTTCTAATGATGACTTTGCTCCTATATTACAGAATGCCAATGCTAGTGTTGCTTTACAAAATTTTATTCAAAGATGGAGAGAATCAAAGATGCAACAAACCCAAGCTACTCAAGCTCAACAAGAATCTCCTAGGGAAATTCCTACCCCTGAAATCTCACAGGAATCTGTTGATAAAGATAAAAATACTGATAATGCTAGAATAAAAGAAAGAAATGACCAATCTCTTGCTGAAAACACACTGGGAAATATTAAGCAGTATTGGAGACCTACCACTACTTTAATGCCAATACATAGTATTGGTAGAGGTAGAAAGTTTTATAGTGATGAGTATTTAAAGACTACTACCTATTCTGAATCATATAAAAAGAAAATAAAAGCAGTGGGTGAATATCTTGAGAGAGTAGGTGCTTTTGATAGGGTAGATAGGGGTGAAATACAAAAGGGTGATAAAGTTCACTTTGTTATAGATAGTACCTTAAATGCTGATGCAGGAGAAATAATCATTCTTATGGCTAAAGAGGTAGTCAAAAAGAATGAGCATGGGGAAGTTATAAAAAATGATGAAGGTAATGAGGTAATAGAATATCAGGTTATTGGGGATGTGGCTGCCTCTTATGAAAAAACGACTCCAAATTATGTAGGTTTATCATCATTCATATCAAGAGTACAAAAAGAATACCAAGAAGCAGGTTCTCCTGAATATTTTGTTAGTAAGGAAGTATCTGAAATAGATAAAAGATTAATTGGTAAAGTACCTTACTCTACACAAAGTCATACTTTGAATGAAGTACATACTGATAATGGTACTCCTATACCTTTTAAACTGGGTGTTGCAATGAGTAGTGGCAGAATGTCTTATATTTCCACATCATATAGAACTACACGTCAAGGACAGAGTGAAGAAGAAAAGCAGATTTTACCTCCATTAAATGCTACAGCTGGTCAACCTTACTTGATTATGCCTACTGGAGATACTAAAAGTAATAATAGATTTATCGCAGTACCTTTTATTATGGATAAGTTTGGTCCTAACAATATGAATACCCAATTAGGTCAAGCTATTCAGACTGTAATCAGAGATATTATAAAAGGTGATAATAATAAAGCAGGTAGTTTAAGGTTACAAATAGAGGAATTATTATCCGCTAATATACATATTAATTATGATGGTCAAGGTAATCTTTGGATAAGATTAGGTGAGGGTGAACAAGCTAGAACTATCTTTGATAGTAGGAATAATACTCCTGGAATCTTAAACAATCTTACAGAAGATTCCACAAATGACCTTGTAAGACAAATATCTTTAGGATTGCAAGGGACACCTTTCCAAGTAAATAGAAAGTACCTTAATACTACCTACAAGGGTCAGGACTATAATAGAATGATTGGTGAGATTGCTACTATCAATCTTGGTATTGGTGATACTCATACAATCAGCAACTGGTTTACTGTCAATCCCATTAGTGAGGATGGCACTATTGTTAGAGCCAAATCTCCTAAAACAACTAGAACAAATCCTAATGCTGCTTCTAATAGATTAATTACATTCCCTCTTAGCGATGGTAAAAATGCTTCAGTGGATTTAGGTGCTAAAGAAGTATATATAGATGGTAATTTATATACAGAAGATACTGTTATAAGGGATAAATATCTTGCCCATGCTTATGGTATTCATAGTAATAAAGATATGAATCAGCCTTATCAAAGTGAATGGGGTTATTATAATCCTGTTACTTTCAAGTTTGAAGCAGCCCCTACAACAGCTCCTATACAAAGGTCCCTAGGTGCTAACTTGATTACACCACAACCTATTAATGGTATCAACACTACCATTGAAACCACTAGTGGTAACAATGTCAAGGTGTCCGTTGCTTATGATAGTAGTAATGCTCTAGGAGACAGATTGGCTAACACTCATTTCAATGAGGATGGTTCCTGTATCATTACTATTAACAACAATCTTACACTAGACCAATTCTTTGACTACATTCTAGGCAGAGGTGCTAATGAGGGTGATAATACTCCACAAGCACAAAAGGTAGCTGTCTTTAATAGACTGAAAGAACAATCAGGAATTACTGAGGAAATCCTCAAGGAAATCATCAACACTCCTGAGAAGGCTAAAGAACTACTACTAGAGCATGAGCTGAGTCATATAGAGAATGAGCATAGAGAAGGATACTATGATGAGAATGAGGATAGAAAGAATCCTAACTATCTTACCGAGAAAAAGGTAGACAGGGAATATGAGGCTACTTTAGAAGCTCTTAGAATAGTAAATAGGAAATATGCTACTGACAATGTTAAGATGGCAGAATCCATGTATGGTGGTTACTTTGAGGGGGGTGGAGCCATTATTGAGAATGACTACCACATTGATGAGAATGATGAAGAGGCCAAGGCAGCAATCAGTGCTTTTGAGAATGCTTCAATGTTTGGAATACCAACTAATAGCATTGCCAAAAGATTCTTAGAAGTCATCAAGAAATATGCTCCTGAGCAATATGCTAATGACAAGAAAACTTTCTCTGAGAGAACACAGGCAAGACAAGAAGAGCCTTCATCAACCTCTTCAAGACCACAAGAGAGTAATTTACAAAAGTCTAATGAGGAACTAGCTAAGGCTAAAGGATTACTTGGTGATGCTACTTCTAGAAAAGCTTTTGCAGCCCTAACAGAAGCACAACAAGCTGCTCTGCTAAACATCCAAGGGCCTAGAGCAAAGCAATTGATGATGCAAATCAAACTCCACTTTAGAGTAAGAGATAATAAGTTCAGTATCAATGTGAGCCAGCTTCTTGGTCTTGAAGGGAAATATGAAATGCTAAGAGACACTTCTCTTGACTCCAAACCCTTTGACTTTGAAAGAGACCTTCCTAGAGAATTAAAATGGATGGCTAAAGCTTTACCACAATTCTCAAAGCAGGAGAGGATACAACTCATCAAAGGTCTTATGACTATGGATGGTGATAGTATAGCTCTAGGTATGTTCAAGGATGGTATTATCTACCTCAACTCTGAGGTACAAAGAAGAGGCACTGTATACCATGAAGCATTTCATGCTGTGTTTGATACTCTGCTAAGTGAAGAAGAGAGACAGGCCATCTATGATGCTGCCAAGGAACAATTTGGTAATCTTGATGTACTATCACTAGAGGAAAAACTGGCTGAGGACTTTAGGCAATATGTAGAATATGAGGAGTATGCTCCTAATGAGGGATTAAGAAATGCAGTAGTCAGATTTTGGAGGAAACTAAAGAGAATGGTCAATCACCTCTTAGGTAAAGATTCCACTATCAACGCTTTGTTCTACAATATTAACAAAGGTAAATACTCAAATAGAAGTATTCAGGATGTCTCTGGTGAGGCTAAGTATATGAGTGGAGCACAAGAGGTAGCTAAAGACATTTTCTTCAAGGAAGTGTATAACCAAGACCTTACTGAAGGCATGGTTGCTGATATTAATAGGAGACTTCAAAGACTATCTGATTCTGTAGGAGATATGCCTTGGCACCTAAGGGTAAGTAGCAAAGGTAACTACTACATCGCTGGATATAAAAACTGGGCTGTTACTTCTGATGACTATTATACTCCTTATGGGAGCCTGAGAACAAGGTCAAGATACAGACTGCTAGAAAGCACTTATGAGTATGACAGCCTATCACAAGAAGATAGAAAAGTGTTATCAGATAATGGAATATCTCAAGAAGAGTACAATAGTATGAATCTGACAGAAAAAGAATTTCTACTCAACCATTGTAGGTAATACTGAAAGAAAAAAAAAAAAAAATAAGGGGAGATGGTATTAACCACCTCCCCTTATTTGTATGTATTAGTTATTAGTAAGCTCTAGTGTAATACAGGATGCTATTATCCAAATCACCTATGAATTTATCTATCTGCTTATATTGGGCAGCTCCAGGTAAAGGAGACTTAATAAAGTTCTTCTCCAAAGTACTCATCCCTTTATAAGGACCAGATGATATTTCATTTGCCCAATCATGTGGGTCTACTGCACTCTGTATAAGATTAACTCCATTCTGCAATATTGAAGTAGCAGGAATAGGACTCTTTACAGTCTTGAGTAGCTCATTAGGCATAGTGAACTCAACTCCTATACCACCTTCCTTCTGAGGAACTATAAATGCAGGAGATAGACCTCCTACCTCATGTGCTAACCTCTTAGCACTATACTCAGCCATCTTGACTGCCCAAGGTCTCTTCTTGTCATCAGGCCATTCAATCCAGTTAGCCAATGCCCATACTGCAAATACCTGTATCAGCTCAAACAAAGCTCTCTTCACATTTTGCTGTTCGGCTTCACTCATTTCATTCCAAGCAGCTGCTATTTGGAATCTGCCTCTAGTAAGTTCCTGAATGAATCTTCCCATAGTTCTGTAATATCCTTCTTCCCAAGACTCAGTGGCAGCATTGTAATGACCCTGCCTAAACCTAGCACTGTATTGGACAGTCATCCACTTTCTGTATTGTTGTAGGAGTCTACCCATAGCTACTCTGTTTGCAGCATTGGCATCTTCATCATTGTAAATACCAAAGCACCTCTGGTTTACATGGTCTATTTGTCTCCTCATCTTGGAAATATCAAGGTCAGAACCATCCAATTCTTTAATATCCCTATAGTTAAGTTCTTTAACTCTATTGCTTCCAGGAACATCTTGAACCTGTAAAGCATCCCATAGTGACATTTGCTGGCCATTTAATAGCACTTGCTTTCTCTTAAGCATAGCAATGGCAGTTCTACCATACAGCCAATGGTCTCCTAATTCCTGTCCTAGGAATGCTATATTGGAACCACAGATTCTCTTCAGCCAATTCCTAGTTTGTAGTCTCTGTGTTTTGCCCTCAAAGTTTTGTTTGACATTGAACAAATCAAAGACCAAACCTACCTTAGTAGTTTTATTCCTATTGTTAGCCTCGGCAGTCAGTTGTGCCAACTCTGCAAAGTAGCTCTTGTCTGCTGATGCAAGTTCCTTGACATTGAAGAATTGCCCTGCAACTGCCTCAATATTCTGCATACAAGTACCAGTAAGAACATTGGCTATGTTAGCTAACCAGTTGAAACCCATCTGAGCTAATGAGGAGCCTCTCAGCACTGCACTTGCAAATTTGCCTTTGTTAATCTCATTACCAAATAAGTCAGTGAAAGTGCCTTCATCCTTTAGGTATCTGTGGTAAACATGAGACTCTAGGAAATCCTGTAACTTGGCTTCAATCTGAGTTCTATTCTTGAGAATATCCTTCTGATTTTCCATTCCCAATGCCTTGAGTTTCTCCACAACTTTCCTGCTACCTCTAGTTTCCTTAGTCTGCCTAATGTCAGTTACTATGGACTTACCAATTTCAAGGGCATCAACTACTTCATCAAGATGCCTATATTGTATAGAGGCATATCCATAGGCCATTAGAGAGCCTATGACATCAGTTGTAATCTCATTTGGATTCTTTAGTCTATTAGTATAGAGGATGGGCAAAGTGAGAAATTCTGCTCCAGTGAAGTCAGTCAGTCCTCTTCTATTAGTCTCACCAAATACCTGATTATCATCTTCAGAATCTAAGAAAGTATTCTTTATGGATTCCTTTACATTTTCAAGCAATGTACTTGGAGAAGAAACACTCTCCCAAAATCTCTCTGCACCTGTCTTCCTCATTTGAATAGCCCTAAGATGGTCTACTCTGTTAGAAGGATAATTTCTATCACACTCTTCTTTGAGCTTAAGAAATTCATCTAGAATAGCTCTTTGGTTAGTAGTAAGATTCCTGAAAGCATCATTGGCATATACCAATGGGTTAGGTTGAGGGGCACCATAGATACTTACTGCATGAGCTGCCAACCACTGTTGTTTCTCAGCAATTTTCTGTTGTGCCTGTACTCCTGAAGGATTCTTGCCATACTTGGTATCTAGGGCATCAAGCATTTCCTTCAAGTCTTTCTGAAACTGTGCATGGTTAATGGCACTAATATAGTTACCACTCTTGTTACCTTCATTGTCAGTCTCAAACATCCAATCAAAGTCCTTAATACCCATAGATTCACATTTCTCTCTGAAAATATGAACCTTGTTTATGAAATCTATGGACTCAAGTCTTGTAGCATCATTAACTTCCTTGACCACAGAGTCAAATCCCTGCAATAGAATATCAGCAGAATCACCCATACTCTGCATCCATCTATCAAAGAAGCTAATATCAGACTGTGCTTCCTTTATCAGTTCATCAATAGTTATTTTAGTACCTGCTTTTCTACCAAAAGGCACAGTAAATTCTTCACCTATGAAGGGTTTAAGGAACTCAGTAAATGCAGGGATAGCTACTTTATTGAATCTCCTAGTGAGAGACTTGGACATACTGTCAAGTTGCTCTATAATATCTTTTGTTGTGACTTTCTCACCATTAATATCGTATTCCTTGGTGAACATATTGTCTGCCTCATTCTCCTCATCTATAATAGCATCGTGCATTTGGTCTATGAAATTATCATAGGATTGAATGTGCATCCTCACAGTCCTCAGGAATCCAAATAGTTGTTTGGGCTGCATAGTGTTAATAGCAGAGAATTGAGCCTCAAGATTTTTTAATTGGGACAATGCTGACTTAGCATAGTTAAGAATGCCTAGAGTAGTATCTTTACTTGGGTCCATATACCCTTGTAACTCCATAATCTTGACTTCATGTGCTGTCTTGTTTGCAGGAGCAATCTTATATTTCTTTAGTTCAGTATCTATATTGCTCTTCAGGATTTCAATATTCCTATCTATCCTGTCACTTAGAGCATTAAGTCTGACTTCTCTTTGTGCTCTTTCTACATCTTCTTGTGTTGGTTGTTTAGCTCCTGACAATATATCCTTGCCTAAAATAGACATAGCACTATCCACCTCATTGATAATAGACTCAACCTCGGAGATATTTATGTCTTTGAACTTATTAATTAACAGACTATAAAGCCTATCAAATAATGATTTAGCAGGAGTCACAGTCTCCTTTGTGAGAGACAACAGATTATCTTGTAATATGTGACCTAAAGCTTCTTCTGCCACTAGAGACATATCATTATCATGGAACTGTAAGGTCTCATTATAATGGTCCTCTCCTAAGATAGTTTGCATTACCTCAGGGTGGTCTTGAAGGGCTTTAATAGCTCTTTGGGTTAAAGGTTCATTCAAATAGGCTCCTATAAGCAGATGAGAAAACTCCTCTGATATATGCCCGTCTCCCTCCATGTTGTTGGCTACCCTGATTACATTTGCTGTACTGGTGGCAATACCTCTGACTTTTGAGAAGTCTGTAACGCCAACCCTACCAGCATTTACTTCCGCCTGAGTTAAATCATTTACAGTGATACCTATAGGCTCAAGGATTTCTGCCATCCTTTCATTGAGCCTCATAGCACCATACTGTTCACTGAATTGCTGAACACTCTCAGGTGTTTTATTGATAAAAGAGAGACCTATTTCTCCATCATCCTTGTATTCAACCACTGCAACAAAGTCATCTCTTTGAGGGTTACTCTTATTGAATGAGTATGCCTCTTGCAGTAGCTTGTGGTAGTTCTCTCTAGTATCCTGTAGAGAAGGATGTACCCTTTCTAGACCATTTCTCCTCTCTTCAAGACCAATGAAGCTCTTGATATTAGGATTGCTCATCAGAGATTCAAAAGAGGGAATACCCTCACTGTCTAGAGTGAGAGTATTCCTGTAATCTTGAATGAACTGAGGGTGAATAGCCCTCAAGAACACCTTTCTTGCTACTGGGTAATCATATTGTTTTCTGAGTTCCCTAAATAGGGACTCACCTTTACTTGGTACATAAGTGCAAAAAGTTGCCATTTCTATTATTCTAAAGGTTACTTATACTATTATTTCTTACACATAGGGTCTTGTAATTGTGCTTGGCTTGTAAACTCATCATATTGGCTAAAGTCAGCTAAGAAACTGTCATCACCAAAAGTATCAAACTGCATATCATACATCTCCTCATTTGACATTCCTTCAAATGGGTCTGCTACGACATCATTTGTAACAGGAGTTGCATCATAGTCAAGCATTTCTGTAGCAGTCATGTTGGCATTGTATTTCTGTGTCTGAAATTCGGGTGCCTTGACATAGCATACATTATTATCACCATAGGAGGCCATTACATATAACCCTGATTGGGCATTGGGGTTCTCTGTATTGATTGTAATATACTTAAAGTCATATTTTAGAGTATTGGAATTGAACACAAGCCTACTAGGTAGAAAAATCTGACCTTCGTTGTTCACTAGAATCTGCTCTCCCTCTTTGAGTGTAACCTTGTCAATGTTTATGACATTGGTGATAGCTAGGTCTCTTGCGTGATTTGCATAGAACTGAGGAAGAAACTCATCAAAGTAAGTACCTTTCCTCATTTCAACCTTCATGTTTCTTAAGGCAGTAACTACCTCAGGGAAGGAATTAATGAAGTTAGTACTGAAGAAACTTCCAAAGTTGTTAGGACCAAAGCTGAAGCCACTCTCATAGAAGGCATACATGAATAAATCCCTAGCCAATTCACGGGCTTCTGGACCCATATATAACAAGGTATCCATGTCTCTCATCAGGGTGTCCTTAGCATTTTGTCTCATTCTAGCAGACCTTGCCAAGATTATCCTACCATTCTTTACCTCCATCTTCTGAAACAATCCTAGTTTCTTAATCTCAGGATTAGCTTCAAGTGCTTGGAGATACTTGACTGGGAACTCTTTCAGATAATAATCTCTTTTATCTTCAAAAGTCATGTTACCATCATCACCAAATAATTGGGTCTTAGTAAGACCAAATTGTACTAGGTCTTTATAGAATGTTTCTATTACTTTAGTACCTACTTTCTTATTATGTACTACGAAGTTTGGAGCAGTATCAAGGATAGTTTCCAATAAGTCATCACTATAAGCATTGATTTGCTGGAAGTAATTACCTATAAGGGAAGTTCCTAATTCTATACCTAGAGAATAGAAAGCTTGTAACATAGGCATCCTCTTGTTAAGAAACCTTGTTCTCATGCCTTCTTTACTAGTAGTAACATCTACATATTGATATTGCATAGCATCTTCCAATCCTACAAAAGGAAACGTCTTACCTTTACTTTGGTCCATATATCTCTTGACAGCGGCTACCTGTAGCTTGGCACCTCCAATACTATTCATAATAGCACCATTAGGAGAGTCTGCCCTAGATATTTGGGTCAGTTCAGACAGAGTCTTGGAAAGCTTGATGATGTGCATCATTAGATATGTAGCATCAATTACGTTCTGTTGCTGGGTTTCTGTATCACCTGCTATTACATTCCTCAGTAGTTCTTCACTTGTGTACTCATGCAGCAGATATTCTTGAGAGAATGAAACTCCAGTATCCTTTTGATAACCTAGTGCATACTCTTCAAGAGTATCTAAGCTGCCTGTATCAAGAATACATCTTCTCACAAGAGGTTGTGCAAACATAAGACTTATTTCCTCAACACTCATTCCTGCTCTCAGCATGAAACCTGTTATGTTGGCAGTGCTAGTGTTTTGAAGCAGCTTTGCTAACACAGGGTCTTTAACATTATCCACAGATGCTGCTGAGAATTGAGCACAATTGCTTGAAATTCTTTCACCTAAGCCTGAGATAGCGTCATGCAGGGATTGGATTCTCCTACCATTAATAAAGAAATTCAGGTTATCTTTAATAGCTAGACTAGAGTGCTGATATTTAGCTTGCATGGTAGTATTATTTGCATACATACCAATTAAAGCTCCACCAGTCATGTTCTGAGTATGGTTATAGCAGAAGGTGTCAATAGTTAATTGGCTCCTTGTAGTATTGTGTTTTTTCTTGTAGTCTTTCAGAAATTCATCTACCTTGTCCAATTGATTTTTCTTAGAAATATCTAGGAGTGTAGAAATAGTAAGTTCTAAATTGTCACCTAAATTAAAGTACTCTTGAAATTCTGATAATACATCTTTATTAGTTATTATTTCTGTTATTCTTGCTTGCAGTTTAACTCTGTCAAAGTTACCAGGATTATGAATCTTTTCAGAGGTGTCCACATTGGTTAAGATGCCATGAATAATATCAATAAGGAGATTATTCCTAGCAGCTCTTCCATTTTCTTGGACAGACTTTGTAGAATCATACCTTACTTTCTCTATCTGCTGAGTAGTGATTGCGTCTTTGACCTGCACATAGTAATCATATAAGTGCATTTCTGGAGAATTTTCGGAGAAGGCTATATTACCATTCTTGATTTCATCAATAGTAATATCAATGTTTCTCTCTCCCCATTCCTTGAAGGCTTTGTTTTGCATCACAAGCCTCTTGAAGGCATTCCAATGTACTCTGGGAATATTTCTAAACTCAGGTATCATAAGGAACATCTTATCAATATCAAAGTCTGAGCCTGCTATCTGAGTAATATCAGCTGGCAGCATGATTGTAGAACCATTCTGTTGTGGCAAGAAGCCTTTTACAATAAGAGGAGCCATAGAATACTTGTCCTCAGTAGGAATACGATAACCTACAAGTTTATCAAGACCTGCTTTTTGAAGCTTCTGCACATCCAGTTCTTTGTAAGTTACCCCATTCTTGGTTTTACTAACCATGAAAGGCTCATAAAATTGTTTGCTGTATGCGGGAAGATAACATTCTATGCCTGTGATTCTACCAGTTTTTGGGTCATGCCTCACCTGGAGTTCCTGTGTTTTACCAAAGTCAGATACAAGGATACAAGCTCCTCCTTTGATATGCTGTTTGGTAACAGCATTCTTGAACATAGAAGTAACCAGTTCCTGCAATTTGGCAGTGATATTGGGAGTATTAAGAGGCAGATTGAATACCTCCTCTTTCTCTCCTGTATAAGGATTAGTAATTTTTACAATCTGCAAGGCATTTACCATGTCCCTGCTAAACTTGACATTGCTCTTCACTTGATTAAGAAGAGCCTCTTGGAGTTTATGAATGTCAGTAAACCTTCCACTAACTCTAGAGTAGTCATCAAGCAGATTTTCCACTATGCAAGCCTGATACAAATTCAGTATCTGCTGTTTACCCAGTTTCTCACCATTAACCTCTATTTCAATGTCCTCTGGCAAGTCTGCAATAATGAGGTTCCTTAATTGGGAACCAAACACAGCCACTGTATCAAGCAAGTGTTCGGGTGTAGGTTGTTGGATAACATAATCTCTATAGGGGATTTCATGTACTACCTCAGGATTGGGTTCATGATTAATGAAAGCACTCTGATAAAGTGTATCATATACCTCTTGTTCAGTAAGTTCTAATTCTTCAAATCTCTTATTATATTCATCTTGAGTGATTTCTCCTTTGTCCAAGAGTCTGTCATTACCAGCCTTAAACTTTTCAAAATCAGAACTCCTATCAAATTTATTCTTCAGTTCAAGCCTTGCAGCTGTCAATACAGCGTTGGATTCCTGTACATGAGCTTGTTTCCATAATCTCAGAGCTTTATCAGAGTAGTTGATGTTAATCTTGCCTTGACCCCCTGCCTTAACAGCAGATTCAAATTGGATTACATCTATGTCATTTTCAGACATGAATCTCTGTAATGCTATGAGCTTAGGAGAAGCCGAAGCACTGGAAATCATATTATATGCAGCTAATAGTAGAAATTCAGAGTTCTTGTTCTGATGAGGAACTTTCATCATGCCACCTAAGCCATTAGGCTTAGATAGCTGAGTGAAGACAAAAGGTTTAATAGTCTGCCAGATTGTATAGAAATCAGACATATCCCATTCTCCCTTTTCAAATCTCTGGAATGATTCCTCCATTTCATCAGTCCAAGCTCCCATCATATCTAGAATAGACCTCATAGCCTTAGGAGATACATAAGCTTGAGCATCTGCAACATTAACATTCTTGAATTTATCAAGGATATTGTCTCTGTCAAAGCTTTGTATATGTCCTAATTCTACTGCTCTATCCAGTGATTTCTTGATATGTGTATATTCACCTGAAGTTATTATTTGGTCCTTCAGATATAGTGTTTTCCTTGTTTCTTTACCATATTTAGATAAGGTGTTTAATTTGGTGCCTGCTGCATAGACTTCTTTGTATCTCTTTTGGAAATCAACATCATCTTTGTAGAAGGCTAAGTCAGTAGTGGTAAGCTCAATGATTTGAGTAGTAGCATAGGCTTGATTCCAAAAGTATTCTTCCAAAGCCTTTTGAGTTGCAACTTTAATTTCAGCATCATCAGCTCCATTGATAATACCAGATGCCTTAAGGTTGCTACCTATTAAAGCTATAGGAGCATTTGCTAAAAACTCCCCATATAGCATATCCAAGATTGTCTCCACCTTCTCATCAATCCAAGAGTTTAGCTCCTCTCCATGCAGAGATAAAGCTTCTTCTCTGAGATTGCCAGAATTTAATTCTGGGAAGAAATGGAACCTATCACCATTATTATCAAAGTTTTGAATAGAGGCAACATGATTTGCTCTCCTCTGTTCCACAAGTTTGATTCTATCAATCTCCTGCTTTACAACTTCTCTAAACAGGGGTAACAGTTTCTTCTTGTAGTCTCCAGTATATCTCACTCCTTTAATGAACTTGACAACTGGGGAATCTGAGAAGATAGGCATATTGTACCAAGCATACTGATGTTGTGCCTTCTCATTGATTGGAACAGCAAAGTATTCCGTAACAAAAGCATACTTAATATCATTAGCTCTCCAATTAGTGTACTCTTTACCATTCAGGCTGATAAGTTCCTTGGAAGCTAGCTGGAACCTCACATTCTCATCTTCTGCTAACAGTCTCAGCCACTCACTTCTCCATTTACCATCCTTCTTGAACCATTCATACTTGCCAAATTCATCTTCTAGGAATTGATTTCTCTTAGTCTCATCCTCATAGTTGAATCTTTTCAGTAAGCTCTCAATATAGTTAGGAGCAGAGTAGCTATATCTAGTCTTGCTATCTTGTCTGAAAGAAGCAATGTTGTCTAACTCATCTACTATACCTATCTTTGAAGCTATGTTCTTATAGCTTTCTTGGAAATGGTCTAACAGATTAGTTTCACTGGATACTTTATCTAATCCTTGGAAGATAAACCTTGCAGAATTGAGTACTGATTCTATGTCTTGGATTCCATTAGTACTCTTAAGAAGGCTACTGATAACATTCTTATTAGTATCTACCCCTATCATCCTAAGGACTTTGGTAGCCTTAGTAGTAATCTCATCATAGTCATCTTCATCAAAGTCTCTAAGTAAACTCAGTGTATCATCAGCGAGATTAACACCAGTGATACCTTTTTCTGCACTGATGTTGCCATTCTGTTTGTAGATACTATCTACATCAAGAATAGTACCTTGCTCATAGTTGGCTTCAATTCTATTGAAACTACTCTCAGTTGCGGTGTTCTGATTGAGATAATGAGTTACAGTATAGGTGTTGCCTTTCTTATCAGTATACTGATACTGGTGGGAATAAGGAATGAAATCTTTCCTCAAGTCAGCATAGAAACTACCTACAAGATTAGGATTAGCTTCCAATTCTGCTATGACCTGTGAAATCCAAGGATACCTAGCTTGTGCTTTCTCTAATACGGGGAATGAATAATTCTCATTCTCATCCTTAACATTGAAATCCTCTACATCCACTATAGAAGACATAACATTAAGTAATGCAGTATGAGCATACTCTGAGTTCAAATATCTCACATTTCCTAGGTCATCCACCTCAGGATTACCATCAGCATCTACTCTGACAATATTGGACAGTATTCTCTTTACATTTTTAGAGAGACTGGTATATGGGTCTACAAATCTTACTTGGAAATTCCAACCATCATTACCTGTAACTCTGGCACCGTCTTCATCATCCCCGAATTCCTGCTCTTCTGTATCCTCATCCTGAGCAGCTTGCATAATAGTACCCCCAGTTACTACCTCTGTAGTGCCATCATTAGTATGATAGGTGTGTTTATCAGGGATTACCCTAATATTCTCCACACCTTCAACAATGGTACAAGCATTTTCGAGCAGAGCATCAAAGTTATTTACCAATTTTTGGTACTCAGCTTTGATGTATTCACCATTACCATACTGGTCATTAAGAGCCTCTATAGACATATCAGCATAAGACTGAAAAGAGTTTCTCATTTCTTTGAATATGCCCTGTACAGTAACTTCTTGGATAATAGCTTGTCTGCCCTTATCAGAGTTGAATAATTGTAAATCTTCCTTAATATCTTCTATCTGAGCTTGATTGTTTTGCAGAGTTGCCTCCTCCAAGGCAGCATTCAGCCCATCTATTCTTTCTTCTACCTTTCTAGACACAATGTCTGAGAACATTCTAGCAATAGCTACTGCTCTATCCTGTTGCTGTCTAGGTGTATAGTCTCTAGCGAGGGCTGCAAAGTTATCATTTTGGTTTACTTGCACCCCACTAACTTGTGGCCTTCTCTCACTAAAGAATTTTTGTATCTCTTCCTTAGTGGGTTCCTCCATACTCTGTTTTCTAGTTTGAATAATGCTAATTGCATTAGTTACTATCTTAACAGGTCTGCCTAATTCATTTGCTATCTTTTCAATAGCAGGTGTTGGTATTGCACAAAATGGCTTCATATCATTATCTAATTTTGGTTGCAAAGATAAGAAATTTTCTTGACATACACAAGAAAATAATCATAAAATTTTGGTTGCTTAATAATTTTAGTTACGCGGGAAGAAAAAATAAGGGAGACACTAATATTTCTATCAGTATCTCCCTTATGGTCTTGAAGAGCCATTAATAGCTCAGGATAATTTCATCACTTTCCAAGACCAACAACAACTTTTACTTCACTCTTGTCCTTGTTCCAATAGAGTGAGCCAAAGAGTAGGCTGTGCCAATTGTCATTGTTATGATGCCACTCTTCAGCCATATTGTTTTGAAACTCTTCTCCCATATTAAAGAACACCATCTTGGCTGCTCTTCTTCTGGTAATAGGACTAAGATTGTTCCAGTCTTTTCTTGTAATCATACGTCTAATTCAGTTTTAGGTGGTGAAAATAATTCTTCAGCAAGCTTATCATCATCCTTAAGTACTTCATTTCTAGTAATGATGTCCTTCAAGGATTGAATTAGATTCTCTGGGAGAGGATTTCCAAAATCACATACACAAAGACCCTCCTTTGCTAACTGAACTAATGCTACAGCTTTAGTTTCAGCACTAAAGCTATTAAACATAGGTATCATCAGATGTTGGACTAAAGCCATCTCATGAGGATTTAGTTCTGTATTCATCTTTTCCTCCTTTTCTTTTTATTGTTATCATGGTATGCAAATATAGTAATAATCATAAGAACTATTAACATACATACACACCATGCTACAACCTCTATGAATTGGTTATCATACCCCATAAGCCAGCCTCCTCAAGTACTTGTTTAGCTTTGGTAGTTAATTCAAGCATATCAGGATGTGGTTTACCTGTAGTACCAAAGTATCTCAAGTCAAAGAAGTGTTTCCAGTCTGATATAAAACCAGTCACAACTATCTCAGTCTTGAGGGCATTAGGCAATATTTGTCTAGCTTGTTGAGGGGATAGACCTCTACTGAGGCATTCAATATAAAGGTCTTCTGATTCCATAAGATTCCTTATAAAAAGGGCATCATTATCACCATTAAATAATGGCTTCACATAATCATTACCAATTACTATATTTTCCCCAAGGTTATCTACTTGAACCTTATAAGAACCCTCACTAAGGTTAATCCAACTTGGAATAATAAAAGTAAGTCCACCAAACTTACTTTGACCATAGTTACAATAACGGGTACTTTCCTGTGCAAAGGAAAATACTCTGTGTCTGACAATCTCATGGCTTACACCTCTGTCAGTGACAAATCTCATAGAGATTCTCAAAGAATGATACTTGGTAGGAGTACACAAGAATGGTTTGCATTTCTCAACCAAGTTATTCTCAACAAGAACCCTATAGTTGGTAGTAATGTGCCAATTAACACTGTCTTCCATAGGACCCCGAGCTTTTGAATAAGGGTTGTGTCTGAAGAAACTGGCAAGCTCAGTCCCATCATAACTATTCCAATAAGGAATAAGCAGGTACACAGTACCATGCTCCAACATGGCAGTATGGCCACTCTTGACCATCCTGCCAACAAACTCAGAGGCACTGTCATAGGTTATGTTTGCTTCTGACTTATAGCAAGTTCTGCCTGCAAGCTCAATCATCCTGAAGATGCCTTGCAAGCCTTCACCTTGTGTAATAAGTTCAGCCTTGCTTGGTATCAGTTTCATTTTTACTCAAGAGTTGTTTAACTTTGTTAAGGCACTTGCCATAAATGGAGGCTCTCTTCATGTCATCTTCTTCCCAACGACCTTTCTCAAAAGCCTCATCAATCATTTTGATAATCTCTTCCATGTTATTTTGCTTTTCTTACGTCAATAATTTGGTCAATATCCCAATACTCACTTCTAGCTTGCTGTTCAGCATCTTCCTTATTCTGAGCATCAACCCACACATGGGTTAAGTCTCCGTCAGATGTCATATAATCAATGTAAAATTTCATAGGGCTACTTTTCCAATTACAGCCCTTGCATCAAGAACAGCAAGGTATCTTTCCATGTTTTCGACTTGAAGGTCATATATAGACCTTGGACAAGTAGGAGTAAACTGAATCTCTCCATTGTCCCATTTTTGAAGCATATACTTAAGCTTCTCAAGCCTTATTTTAAGCTGATAGTACTCAGCCTTAAAACGCTCTTTATAATCAGAGCTAACCATTAAGGTTGCAGTGTCTTTTAATTCCATTGTTTGATGTTTTTAATTTATCCCCAAAGTGTTAAATATTCATCTATGGTAAGGTCCATCATAAGGCATGATTTAATAAACCGTTTAATCCAGTCCATAAATACCTCCTTCTAGACCCTATTCCACAACTTCAAAATCGTGAGTCGCCCAGCCTTGACACTCTTCAATAAGGTATTCCATGTGCTTAATCTCCTTCTTTTCATAGGAGGTAAGAGGATTACCCAATCTTTGAGCATTGAATTTAATGTCCATGATTCTTTTCTCCATCATAGTCTTAAACTCACAAAGCAGGTCTTCAATAGATTCATGCTGCTCTTGATAAGCAGCAATCCAATTAGTGTCAGATGTGTCAATGGACTCACATTTGCCCATATCATCATCCCAATCTTCCTCAGCTACATAGTCTGAGGTTCTCACTGTGACTTCTTTATCTACAGAGAAAGTAGCAGTGACCTTGAACTCCCTCTCAGGGGGGTCTACTTGGTTGTAAGGAGCATTTGGGTCATGCTCTGCTCCTGGTGGGTAATAACCTGACTCCATTACAAATCTATGTTTAAGTTGTTTTCTTTAATCAATCTTCTTGCAATAACAGCTTCAATCCTTAATGGTACAGTAATATGCTTCCCTTCCTCATTCACATAGATGGAATGGCTACCATTATTACGAGAATATAGATAGCCATTCTTCTCAATCATCTTTATGAAAGCACTTCTAGACCATTGTTTCATAGCCACTCATAGTGGTTCTTGTACTTCTCATAGGTATTACGAATAACTTCTTCACCTATGGGATTAGGTCTGAGACTGTCTCTTCTAATGCACTCTTCAACAGGAGTAGGAAAGTCTTGAAACTCTATGACATAGTGGTACTGATGCCAGCCTCTTTCATAGTTGGCTATCATAATCCGCATATTTTCATGGTCTCTGGCATTGAGATTCATATTGTCAATCACAATGTCATAACCATTGACCATAGCAGTATTCAAGATAGAACCTTTGGCAGAAGCTACAATATCTTCCCTGCTGGGAACCCAATACTTACCCAGCATATTTCTGATGTCATCATTATTGTACCTAATCCTGTGTTCAGGGTCTTCCAAAGCCCAGTTTCTAGCCCAAGTGGACTTGCCTGAGCCTTGGATTCCCCTACACATTATTATTTTTCTTTGTTCCATTGCGGTTTATCAGGGTTCTCATAGTACCTATACATAGCATAGATACCATCATCCCAACCCTTACTGCCATCATAGATAACAAAAGCTCTGTCTATTTTGGTCTCAGGGTTGATGATTTGTAGTTCTTTCTCAATTGTGTTAGCAGTCCTGCCAGAATAGTAGGAATCATCCAAAAGGACATACCTTTGCATAGGAACTTCAAAGACAGGCAGCTCAACAGGACTACCTGACCTAATACCTCCATTGACTATGATAACTTGCCCAAATGTTTTGTGCAGCCAATCATTGTAAACAGAGGCAAGCACCCTTCCAAAAGAGCCTGTTACAACACACCCAACAAACATACTAGGAGGGCAATACTTGGATACCCATTCAATATAGTCTCCAAGTAGGTTCTTGCCCCTTCTAATCATCAAGTCAAGTATATTGAAGAAGATTTCTCCACCTTCAGGATGCCTCTTGAGAATCTCTATTATTTTGTTGTTCACTTCGCAGTTCATCTTCCAGCATCTTTATCTTGTCATCAATATACCAAGCAGCTTTCTTGAAGTCCTCTATTTGTTTCTCAAGAGGTGTAAGAGCAGCATCTTCTTTATGACCTGCCCTTAGCAGATACTTGACAGCATTGCCAGTATCAAAGTCAAGATGTCTGGTAATATCAATGACCTCAATACCACACTTCTCTTTTAGCCAAGTATAGTGTGATGGATGATTTACATTATCTCCCATATTATTTCTTCTTTACTGCTCCACTAGTACCAACCTCTTTGCCACAGACAGTGCATCCGTAGCTATCCTTATGGTCTTTACCCATTTGATTGAATACTCTCATTCCTTCACCATATTGTTGGTCTTGGAACTCAGATTTGCAAGAGCATTTCATTATTTTTGTTGCCATAGTTATTTTTTATTTTTTATTTTTAGTGTACCCAATGAGATTCCACAGAAGTATCAACAGGCATAGGCAGCTTTCTACAGAAGAAAGTGCCAGCCTTTGACATACAGTCTTGTACAACAGCAGCCATTTCATCAGCTAATTCATCAGGAACTTCAATGTTCCACTCATCATGTGCAGGAATGCACAATTTTACCTTGAATAACAAGTCGTGCTCAATTAGATAATTCCAGAGGAAAATTGAGGCAGTCTTAAACATAACAGCACCTGTACCTTGACAAGGATAGTTAATAGCCTGCTTCTCAGAAGCGGATTTCCTTTTGAAATAATGCTTGACAGGCCACACATAGACATCTTCAATGTCCACATACACCTCTTTGGTTTCATACTCCTCCTCAGAGCCTTTCCTAGAAGGCTTCTTGACTTTATAAGTATATACACCAACACACTCTTCCAATGGAATACCACTGGAGAACTTTTGGAATAATTGAGCTACAACTGGTTTAGGTAGCTTGTTTTCTTGTCCTTTATAACCCCTATACTCAATCCAAAAGTCATCAACCATCCTCTTCCTAGCTCCAACCAACTGGTCAAAGTCATAGATATAGGCTTTATGCTGACTCAAAGGATTAAGAAGAATGAAGCCATATTTCATAACAAACTTTCTCTGTCTGTCTTGATAGGACTTCATACCACTGAAACCTTTCATATAGTTGTCATAGATTTTCTGTGCATCCTTTATAGGGATGCCAGCATTGCTTGCAATGGTGTTTGCATCACCACCATAATTTCACCTTGTTATCTCACAGGCTCTTTATCCTGTAATTCTTACACTTCTTTTTTTTTTTTTTTTGTGTAAGGTCGGACTATATCATCACCTCAATGAGGTGCAGGGCACTCTTGGGAGAGATTATTGTTAGGCTCACTCTCCTAGTCTCTGAACCTTCTAAACTCCTTTATCCTAAGTTTAGCTTGGCTGCTGATTACCATCTCAGGCTTCCAGCAATTCACCCTGTTTTTACTTGCTCATCACTGAACAAGGCCACAAATGTATTATACTTGTATTCTAGTTTACTTGTATTACTTGCATACATCTTTGTATAGAGATAGTATAAAGATGCTTTACCACTGACATTAACATCATAGGCGTTACCTTTGATACTAATATGAGTTTTAATCCCTTCTTTCTCCAAAAATTGACTAATTCTCTCTGCCCATATTTCAGAGCTTGTGGTAAATTTAGCTTCATACCTATTCCATCTTCCTCTGCTTTTGGTCATTCTTATACTACCATCACCATCAAAGTAACCATGTAATAAATCCCAATCTATCTTTATAGAAGGATTCAATACTAGGGCTTTTCTTTCTGGTATATTGAAGGTAGTCATAAACCATTGAGTAACCGGCTTTGAATTGTAAATTACCTGTACTATTCCAGTATGTCTTTCATATACCTTAGCTTTTTCTCCTATGAAGTTCTTAAACTTCAACATAATGTCCTTATCCTTAGAGAACAGACTTATAGAATAAGCTCTATGGTTATTTACTAGATGACCATCTGCAAATATGTAACCAATCCAGTATTTTGCCTCTGGACTCATACATTCAAACGGGTTCTCTCTGTTTTTAATGTAATTTTCTAGATTTCTCATGCCTTTATTTGTTTATTGCAAAGGTACTATAAAAATCTAAACTATGCAAGCTTTTTAGCAATTTACTTATAGAAAACAAGTGGTTTTGTTTATGGCAAATTCAACACCCTTGGCATCCTGCCTCTGAGCTGAGAATTTCTTCTTAATCTTTTCAACAGGACAATCCCCTACAATGTCAGGAAAAGACATCTTTGCAACCAGACTATGAACATCACCACAACCCACATTAAACAGGTCAAGAAGAGCCTTATCATTAGTGACATCGGCAATAATCCTTGACTCTTGACCACTATAGTCACAAGAAATCCATTTCATACCTCTTCCTGATATGAAGCAGGCTCTTGTTTCAGGGTCATGTGGGAAGTTTTGGAAATTCAAATAGTCAAGCTGTGCAGATTTATCCTTTCCTCCAGAGGAAAGTCTACCAGTATCAGTACCTAACTGATTAAAGTTGGTATGAATCCTGCCACTGACAGGATTGATTTGGTCTATCACATTCTGACCATAGGTAGAGGTAAGTTTCTTTGCTGCCTTATACTGCAAATACAGATAGGCTATGGTAGACAGATGAGCCTGAGGCTCAATGACCTTGGACTCAATACTGTCTTTCCATTCACCAGTCTCCTTATCCTTTGCAAGCAGATTGAAACCAAGTGACTTGAAGAGTGGTATTACCTGCTTTGGACTATCCCAATTTATCATACAGGTAGGTGGCAGGAATCCAAGGAACAAATCACCTTGAATGGTGTCCTTGATAAACTTCCTGTCTACCTGTTGTTCAATAGGTACTTTCCAAGCTTCAGCATAACCCCTCTTTTCACCCTTGATGTCTTTCTCAGGACATCTTTCTCCTTTCATCTTCTTTCTTGCTTTCTCCAAATCCTTAGGGTCAAGCCCCTCAGTTTGAAGATAGTGATAGGAGAATTTCTCACCTAGGGCAGAAGATACAACCCAATCATTAAGTGCTTGAAGGAAGACAGCCTCACAGAAATTGTCTAAGTCCATCTTCCTTCTCCACCTTTCAACATCAAGAGTCACACCACAATACTCAGTATATGCAACCCAAGGGACAGACTTCTGCTCATATTCATTGGCAACAGTCAATCCTTGTGCCTGCAATTGAGGTTGCTGTGCATCCATGATTCTTTCCAGATACTTGACATCATTGGCAGCATACTCAATAACCTCTTCTGTGAGACCAGCCCACATTACCTTGCCTCGAACTGTTTTATCAAGTTCTACACCAAGATAATTTTTTCCAGCAGCCTTGAGAGCCATACTGTGAATACCTGATGGATAGCCAAGCCACATAAGTTTCTCAGCTATAAAACCATCATAGACATTCCTCAAGACTATCCTCTGATGGAGCAAGAACTTCATATCAAATTTGATATTCCATCCTATGAACAACCTGTCAGATTGCAGATAGTCTTTGAAGAATCTTATATCCACTGTAGTGCAATCAATTACAACTTGGAAGTCATAGCAACCAAGCTGACACAACAGCAGCTGTTTGGTATATGGGTCAAATCCCATAGTTTCAGTATCAAGACCTACCTTCTGAAGAGGCTCAAGCATCTGTAAAGCCTCATGTATTCCTATGATTTGATACTTCTGACTTTCTGGTAACAACTGAGTTGTAATCAGATAAATCATTCTAGTGTGATTATATAACTAACCCCTTTCTCATGTGAGATGCTCTTCACCTTAGGCTTCACAGGCTCATATCACTCAAGAGGATGACCAACAACAATCATTGGTCCCCCTGATGGGTCTATAAACTCACTGCCATCAGAAATGTTTCCACCTCTCACAAAGTCAGGACAACAAGATACTAGTTTATATTGATTAGGTCTTCCTTCTATCTCTTCAAGATAGTTCTTAGACCCATCATGTGTTTGCAATCTTATCTTCTTTCCCATTGGTATAGGCTTTTAATTGTTTGTAATCAATCAGAAATCCATATCTTCTGAGGAAAGCACTTCCCAGTATACCCACAACCTCAATATTGTGGGCTTTCTCAATGTTGTCAAGTCCAGGGACATCAAAAACTTGGAAAGCTTCTATGAATTTATGATTCTGTGAGAAAAGTTTAACCCCAACAAATGAAGTTTGCACCAGATTACCATCTATCCCATATACACATCTATTTCCTTCCAGCTTAGTATAATCAAGTTTAGCTAAAGAAGTTGTATTTATCACGGAAGCATCTGCACCAGAATCAATAATAAAATTAAAGGATTTACCATTTTGTTCAAAGGATACTATGGGCAAGCCAACCTCACCCATAGTATCTTTGAAAGGAAACTTGAATCTGCACCTTTTATAATACAGATACACTACTGTAAATGAGATGATAGCAAGAACAACCATTAATGTTATTACTATCTTCATCATGGTTACTTTATGCCAGTACTACCATTACCTCCTCTGTTGGGATTGGACAATTCCTCAACAAATTCGATTTCAACACTACTGGATAACAGCCATTTGAGCTTCTGTTTGAAAGTAGCTCTCTGAGATGGCTGAATCCTAAACTGACAGATTCTGTCACCCTTCTTAATATTGGCAGTGTCAATAGAAAGAGCAGGGAAGAACCATTGGTCATCAGGACCACTATAGCTATTGTCAATGATACCAATGGAATTGCACTCAAGAATGTTGAAATTCTTATGGGTGGAACTCCTTGGAGCAACAATAGCCTCCATACCCTCAGGAAGTTGCATAGCAACACCAAGAGGGATAAGCTGTCTGTGATTGACAACATTCCTAGTTCTTTCACCTCTACTTTTATGTAGAGCTAAAGAATAGGGTGCTTGAATCTGAACATCTTCAGCAGCTCTCAAATCAATCCAATCACCTTTCTCATTGAAAGTAGGTTCACAACCTCCAGTGAGAACTTTAACTTTAATTATTAATTTCATTTCTATACTGAATTTTGTTACTAAAATAACCCAGAGTAGTAACAAGTCTTCTTCTTTTTTTTTTTTATTCTTTTCTTTTTTGAAATTCTGAAGTTAGGTCTTGAAGGGAGTAATAAATATTATCGGAATTATTCCCTCTTACTTTATTCACCTTAAAAAATCTCTGATTTGTGGTGATTTTATCAAGACCACCAAGAGCTTCTTCATATTGACCTATCTTGATATAATCAAAATATTTTAAATCAGAAACTGGAATGATATTTCTGCCTGAATACCAAGCAAACTTCAATCCTAAACTCTTCACAAACTTAGCAAATTTCCTAACATCAGAATAAGAGTTATCTCCACCAAGAAAAAGTATACAACTAATACCTTGAGATTGCTTTGTTAGATTTAGTAGTATTTCTTCAGTTAATTCTTCTCCTACATCATCCCACAGCCAAGGAGAATGGCATCCTTTACAATGCAAAGGACAATTAGTAATATTAATAGCTAAAGAAATCTCATTAGGTACTTCTTTAAATACTATAGCATTATCAAAGAATTTGAGCATCTATTTGTTCTTTAGGAGTATAAACTCTAGTTTTTTGTTCAATCTGTCTACCAGTAGACCAATTCTTTATCTTAGTAAGATAGCCAATTACTCTATCCCATAAAGAGATATTAGTACTACCACATTTAGGACATTTCTCAAAAGGTTGCTTAGCTATAAAATGACAATCTTCACATTCACAATTTGGTATATTGAAAGTGAAATACTGACATCCAACTTCAGCAGCATAATGAAGAAGTTTCCAATATTGTTCTTCACTTAAATGCTGGTCTAAGCCAATATGAGCAGCGGCACCACCATCAAGATAGTCTCCTATATAGTCCTTACCATGAAGTCTAAATTTCTCAAGTACTGAAGTATTGACATCATCAGGCTTAAAGATATAACTAGCATAAAGATTATTTCCTTCACCAACAAAGTATCCATCTTCTTTATCCCAATTATAGTTCTTTATAGCAAGAGATTCAGCAGGCACTTCTTCTGTATTATATGTAGTTTTAGCTGTCTTATGGAGAGTATTTTGCTCTTTTATAGTACTAAAGATAAACTGACAAAATGCTTGATATTCAGGATTGTCTCTACATTCAATACCAAGAAATTCGGCAGCTTGATTAAGCCCATTAATACCAATAGTAAGATATTGCTTGTTCAAATTAATGAAACCAGCAGTATATACAGGAAGTAACCCTGCATTATACATATCCCAAAGAAGCTCATTATAAGCAGTATGGTATTTATAGACTCTTTCAAGAATGTTTATAAGATACTCCTTAAATCCTTGTTTAAGATTGCCAGCAATCCAACTATCAGCGAAAAGCACCCTATCTTCAGGAATAGACTTATCCATGTGCCTATTTACCTCTTCTTCCAGACCATTTTTGTTTAACTTAGAAGTTTCTATAGTTACACTTTCCATAAAATCTTGCATAATCCTATTAAGATTAAGGGTTATGACAGATTTACTTCCAGTTTGGACTCCCATATTACCGTTAGTGAAGTTAAACTCCTTAGTAGTTACTATATTCTTAAGTCTACAACAACTACTTAAAGAATCTACAGTATCACTGATATATGTAAAGAAACTATGTCCTCTAGCATATTCTTCTGCTACAAATCTAGCACTCTCCTCATCAACAAACTTTCCATCCTTATACACTAGAGCAAATGATTCAACTGGAAAAGTTAATATAGTTCTCAACCTCTCTTGATTAAACCATTGCATAAACTCTCTTTGAATCCAGTTAAGAGATTCCCAATCTGGTTTGGTCATATCTGGAAACACAAATTCCCCAAACATACCTTCAAAGAAAGGTTTATCAAAGTAAGAGAAATTAATGAAAGCACTTTGAAGTCCTCTTGCAGCAGCAGGCTGATTAATGCTATATATCACCTGTTGGAAATACTGATGTATTTGCTTCCTAATAGTCTTCTCTCTACTACAATTAGCAGATACTACCATGTCAGGATGTTGCCAAAAATCCTCTCCCCATTCTTTCTTTGCAAAATATGCAAAATAAAGGAGAAACTCTGAAGTAGCAACAGCACCTGCAAACATAGCACTAGTAGCAAAGATAAGATTGACATACATACCACAGAAACTATCAAGATTCTTTGGTTGTGCAGACAGTCCACCAATACTCCTAATACCTTCAGACAAGAAAGGATACATAGTAATACTACAACAGTAAGGAGCTATAGCACCAGCAAAAGAACTCTCATCATGCTTATAGATAATATGGTCTTTGAGGTCTCTTTCATACTGTTTAGCATCAAAATTAGGATATAGTTCTTTAAGTTTATTCATAACCATACCCCTAGAAATATTGATATTATCTTCTTTATGTATTTCAGCATTAAGAATACCAATATTCTTTCCTCCCACATTACTATTATCATCAACAGTAGCATTAGCAGTATTAGAAGATTCCTTATATCTGTGTATAAACTCTGTTTTCTGCTGAACAAATTCTCTAATTCTCTTTCTCTTGTCTCTATACAGAATAAAGGCTTTAGCAAGTTCAGCATTATCCTTCATGAGAATACCTTCTACACTGTCTTGTATCTCCTCAATATCTACAATATCTCTGTTTGTAAACAGAGCTTTAAGGTCATTTCTAACCTCTTTAGACATCTTTTTTCCACAAGCAGTATAGGCTTTCTTAGCAGCATTGATTATTTTATTGTAATCAAATTGCTCTTCAGAACCATCTCTTTTCTTTACTTTCATAGTGTATTCAGCCATTGGGTTAAACTATTAGATTCATCCTGTTTTATTAGCAAAGGCACTTGCGGCCTTAAAGAGAGATAAATAGAGAGCTGTCTTCCCAGCTCAAATGGGTCTTGCAATTCAATTTGTTGATGTTTTCCATAGACAAGTGTACCTATTTTCTGAGTATCTTCAAACTCCCAAGCCAAAGGAGTAAGAGTTTTCTTATTGACAACTACAAAGGTATAATCAGCAAGCTTGTAGCCTCTGAAGAATGGGTCTCTGTCCATATTGTCTCTAATGATTCTCCAATAAAGGCGGCCTTGCACGTCATATCTCCATTGAATAAAAGATTCATAGAAATCCCACTCAGTATGAGAACTTGTCTTAAGGTCTATAGGATAGACTATCATATTCTCAGGGTCTATGATAATCAGGTCAGCCATACACCTGTAGTCCACACCATCTAATGTAGCTTTGAATTTCAACTGATATTCTCTTATGAGGTTGTCAGTGCCATTCTCAGCAAAGAAGGTACAAGTTGAAGGGCTAGTTTTAAGTGCAGTTACTGCATTGTCAATCTGCTCTTTGAGAGCAGTGTCAATCACAGTTCTGTCACCTGCAAGATATAGGAGTGAATAATACTCACTGCCTTGCTCTTTGATAACTCTTGCCCTTGTCTCTGGCTTCCAGTTAAGCTGAAAGCTATCAAGAATTGTCTGGTCAATGATAATGGAATCAGGAATCTCATTCAAAGACCTATAGTTTTGGCTATAGTTCTCAAACAGAGTATTGACTATACTTCTGACAGAATCCTTCAAAGTTGGGAACTCTGCCACCATGAAGTTTTTATCAAACTCTTCCTGACCTGATGTTATCAGACAATCAACAGCAGACCCAAAAGTAAGTGATGGTGTTTCCACTTTATCAAAGAGTGTATCAAGGTTATTGAAACCCTCTCTAGCAAACTTAGCAAGAGTACTATAACTCAATGCAGGGTCTGCTCTATACTCAGGTTCTGTAACCTGCCAGCTTATATCATACAAGGTCTTCACGGATAGTAATAGCAGTTAGTTCAGCCTGCAATACATACAAGGAATCAAGGTCTATGTCAGCATATTTTTGCTCTTGTTTCTCCCTGTTCTTCTCAATTCTGCGAATGACAGTATCAACAATTTGCTCCATGCCAGCAAAGTCTCTTTTATCCAAGCACTTATAGCAAGCTGGGATTTCTTTCTCAGGCAGTTTTGGAACAAGCTGCCTCAATTTTTGAATCTGGGGTGTTTCCATCTTCTTTATATTTGAAGACCCAATTTCGATGATATTTCCTTTCACCGTCACACACTCTTTTTATACAAGTAGAAGTAGTATGTAACTGTATAGCTGCCTCATTCATAGAAGGATATTCAGCAATAAAGTTACCATGCCTATCAAATTGCAAAATAGAATGTCCCTGAGTTTCTTGCATAACCTTTCTATGAGCCTCAGATTTATTATAAGCAGTCAAAGAATTTCTTAACCTTTCTAGGGTTAATTCATTATGCTGATTCTCTAAAGGAGTAACCCACCTTAAGTTTGTTACAACATTATTTGATGGATTAGTGTCGATATGGTCTACCTGAGATTTATTTTCAGGATTAGGAATAAATGCCATAGCTACTAGTCTATGCACTGGGAAACTACCAGCAACTTGCTGATACCAATTTCTCAATTTTACAAACTTATAGCCATTCGCAGTAGATTGAGTTAAAATTTTCTCTCTCTTTTTACCATGAAATTGGATGGATTTTACTCTACCATAATTGGAAACCTCATAAAGGTCTCCAAAACCTACAACAGGTTTCCACTCCTCGGTCAAATTGGTCTGTGATAATATCATAGCTCTTTTTAATTCTGATACACTACCTATTTCAAAAAACTTTTTATTAACGTGATTTGTTTCCAAATATTGTATGAAAAGTTTCTTTATGACAGGCCACCTGTCATTAGGAAATCCTTTACATTCTACTATAAAGGATTCCCCAACAAAATCAGGTGTATAAGTAACAGGCTTAAAAACTTCCCCTAGATACACTCTTTGGGGTATAAGCTCATAAGTATGCTTCTCATATTCAACAGGTATTTTAGAATTTTCAAAGAACTTAGCACAATCAGTCTCTAGTTTGCTCCTATAATGAATCTCATTGTAGGTATTTGGGGTAGCATTTTTTATCTTCTTATTCTCCATGCCTTGCTTCCATTACAAAAGGCATAACAAGAAAAGCTGCTTTTTGAGCATCCTCAAAGGATGCAAACTTAGGCAGGTCTACATTCTTGTTAAAGACTTTCTCAACAGGTGCACCAGCTCCAAGGTTCACTATGTAGACATAATTTCCAAGCTTCTTACCTCTGTTCATAACCTCAGACATCATGTCAATGAGCATACAGTTATGGGCATGAGGAGAAACTTCTTGAAGAATGCCTAAAAGTTCACCAGCAGAGTCAAAGGATGTACCCATCTTTCTTGCAAGTCTTCTAATGTAAGGCTTGTAGTCCTCAAAGTCAAGCTTAGGCTTCACAGGAGTTCCAGAGATTTCTCTCTTCTCAACAAGGCCATCCTTGCAAAGCTGCTCAAGTGAAGCTTGGGTAACTAGAGTTTCCATTTCACAGTTCCCACTTCCATAAGGGGTGTTCACAGGAACCTTGACACGAATCTTGTCACCAATCTTGACTTCTTGGTCAGTGTTTCTTAAGAAATGTTTTACCATGTTAATTAGTTTTTAGTTTATAAATCAGTACACCATTGGATTGGTGTACCATAATTACCAACCATAATAGAGTTAATCTCAGTGAATACCTTATTAGGCATAGGAGTACCAGTTCTAGCATAAAATGCAGGATGGTTTACCTTGATAATAGTGTTGAACTTGCTATTGATATAAGGCTCAAATGTCTGAGCCTGTGTACCAAACAAGACATACACCATACCAGTTTCCCATTTACTGAGATTCTGTAGTAGTTTAGTGATGAAAGGTCTCCAAAGCATGACATGACTACCAATTCTGTTCATCTCACAAGTGAGTGCAGAGTTAATCATTAAGATACCTTGCCTTGCCCAAGATTCCATAGTGATGTCAAATGATTTGAAAGGCATAGAATCCTCATCAAGACTCATTACACTCTGTTTTATCACTTGAAGTGAAGGTGAGATTTCCAATGTGCCTAGCTTATTCCCAAATAAGACCCCAGTTGCTACACCTTTTTGAGGGTAAGGGTCTTGCCCGAGAAGCACAACCTTGCAATCATGCTCACTGCATAGTGTGAAAGCTCTGAATATATCTGCATAAGCAGGTACAACAGGAGTCACACTATACAGTGAGTTCAGCTTTGTAACCACTTTGGCAAGCTCAGGCACATCAATGACCTTAAGCCAGTCTCCAAAGTAATCAGTAAGCTTCATGGTGATTTGCAATGATATTGTTGAAATTGGCCATATTGACAGTAGACAAAGTTGGAACCATTGGTTTTACAATCATGGAACCCATGTGTCCTATTACAATTTCAACAGGAACTCTGTTGCCAAAATACTCTCCCCTATAGTTGATGTCTATACCTCCATTGGCATAACAAGGGATTGCTTGCTTAATGATAGTCTTTTCAACTATCTCAGAAGCACCCTCAAACACCTTATAGGAGAGTCTGCACTTTGGATGTGACAGATTTACAGTATTGTGGGCAGCATCATATTCAACTTCAAGAGTGCCTAACATAAGAGGCTCATAGCTCCCATTGAAAATCATTCCTCGGCAACCATAATAATGCAAGCCTTTGGAAGTAATCACATGGGCTAACCTCATGTTGCTGTTGCCGGCATCAAAAAATTGTCTGAGTATGGTATTGATGGTCTTTTTATGGAAAGTCCTTCTACCCATATTATCAGCACCATTGACAAGATTATAGACCAGCTTGGTGTAGCCAGCCCTTTTTGCAGATGCAACATAAGGCACAAGGGGAGTAGGAACCTCAAACTTGTTGCCTGAAATATCAACCTCCAAGAAAGCAGGGAAAGCACCTTCCTCAAGTGATACTCGTGGAATTGGATAACCTTCTCTATCTGCTATATACCAAAGGAGCTTGAAAAATTCTTCTATGGAACTCATACTACTCTATTTTGAGTTGCATACTATTACCATCATAAGAGGTAAGATAGGGCAGCTCTCTAATAGGAGCACCAGCTACTTCATTTGCAACAAAGTTAGTGAATACATTAACCATCAGGCTGCCAATCATGTTAGCCATATAGGTGGTCTGCTTATAGCTGCATACAGTTTCATCAGCCTCAGCATCAGAGAACAAAGCATTTTCTGAATACTTATTGATAGCCCCCTGGTCATCACCTGTAAAACTGAATACTTGCAGATACTCAGCAGACAATCTGCCATCAATGAAGAGACATTTCTTTCTCTCCTCAAGACTCTTGTTGTTCACATGGGAACACCACTTGCGGAAGAAAATCTTTCTGGCTTCCATGTTGTCAAAGCCACAAATCATAATGTCAGCAGCTTCACAACTGTTGGTAAACCTGTCTCTGATAGCAAACACACTGTTGTAGCTGGCATAGTTGCCAACCATAGCAGCAATGGCATCAACCTTATGCTGGCCAATGTCAGACAAGCTATAAAGCTGACCTGACATATTGGCAGCTTCCACTATATCATCATCATAGATGAAGAGTGAAGTAGGCTGCACCCTTGCAAGCAGGAAGCAGACATAACTGCCAATACCACCAAGACCAGCAAGGATGATGGTTTTCTTTTGGATTTCCTCAAACCAAGAAGCACCGCTGAACCTGGAAGTATGCTCTGCAACATTCAGAGAACCTGAGTTGGCAGGCACATGATATGGCACAGCAAGTGGGTGGTTCTTCTCTTCATCAGTGAGGGGAGTAGTCTCCAAGGCATTGTCTGTAATAGCAGCAATTTCCCTTAAACGGTCTTCACTGTTGCTATAATTGTGGATAATGTCCTTGATTCTCTCAAGTATCTCCCTCTGCTCATTGGTCAGGAAGAGGATATAATTAGTTCTTTGGAAGGGCAGGAGAATCCAGCCCTTGATGTTCTCATTGTCAAGCCACTGGGTAGTTGAGCCAAATCTGCAAGAAGCAGCCAGCTCACCAGTGAAATGATGCAACAATATGTAGAACATACCATTGCTGACAGGAGTAGCATCAGGAGTATTCCTAAGAGTGGCAAAAACAGAGAAAGGAAGTGCCTCAGAATCTATGTGAAATTCATTAAGGGTTTCATTTCTGAATTGTTCAAGCTCATCTCTAGTAAGTTCAGCGATTGTCTCTAAGGTCCTCATATTCTTTAGGCATTAAACTTATAAGTTCTTCAATCATCATATCTTTGACAGTACTCTTGGGAAGGCTCTCAAGATAATCAATCATATCACAAGCATAAAGGTGAATGAAAGCATCACTGTCATTATAGTCGTAGTCATCACCCAAGTTATATCGGGCTGCAATTTCATCTTCATATTTCTTGTCCACTGAGTAGCACAGCATTGCATCAGTGAGAGACTGAATCCAGTTCTGGAGTCTGCACTCATTGTAACTGTCAGTAAGCTCACCAAATCTGGCTTCATACAGCTTATCCATCTTCTCCACCCAATCACTGAGATTGAGATTAGTCTTCGAGGTAGCCAATATGCTGCCAGTAAGCAGCTGAGTACACAGGGTCTTTACTATGTCGAAAGGGACTTTTTCAAACTGATAAAATTCAGTGATACCATCCTCATCATCCACAGGAACAGAAGGAGAACTAAAGCCTTTTTCAACCTCTTCCTGACCCTCAAAGGCAAGTTCAGTTTGATTGGGGTTTTTGATTTCTTTCTCCTCAGGCTCCTCTTTCTTGGGAAACCCAATAGTGGGAACTTTGGGTTCTTGATAGGGGAGTCCATACTGATTGAGGGTAATGGATTTACTGGCAGGCTGATAGCCTCCACCATATCCACCATAGCTGGAATACCTGACTTTGGACTTATTCCTCTTAATCCCATCAAGTCTCTCATCAAGCTCCTTGAAGGGTTCAGGAACCTCAGTCTTGTTGATTCTCATTTCAAAGAACTCAACACAGGTAACTTCTTTCTCCTCAACCTTGGTCTCTTGTCTCTGAGCACCCTCTGCAATGACAACATTGACATCTTCAAAGGTCTTATACTCAGTACTCTCAGTATAGGTAATGAGAGCCTCAGCCTTAATCTTCCTTCTGAGTTTTCTAGTAATCCTAGCCACATACTGACCAGCATTGCAAACAATCAAAGAGAGGAAATGATTGAGGTCACTACCCTCCTCAAGGAGAGTATTAACATCAGTGCCACTGAAAAACGCAGCCATGTTATTATGTGACATCATGTAATGTTATCCTTAGAGTTCTTTATCTCTAAGCTCTTGTCCTTATATAAGAAAATATGATAAATTCTTAACAAGAATATATCATCATTCTTATGATAAATATAGACAAGTTCAGACTATATCATCACCTGTATAAACAGGGCTGGGCACTCGTGTCTCTATTATATTCTGCATAGCAGTTTCAAGAGTTAGTCGTTGAACCTTCCAGCTTTGTTAAAGGCTGACTTGGCTGCTGATTGTCCCTTATCCAGGAGTTTCCAGCAATTCACCCAGTTTTACATCCACTCACAATTAATGGATTAGAGCCTCATAAATACCAGCTCTGAGCAATCCATGCTCAAGCCTATAATTGATGATGTCAGGAGTATCTCTGAAATCAGTGAAACCACCAGTGCCAATATCCATGACACAGATGTCCACACAAGTTGCTTTGAAAGTTCCATCATCCAAGGAACCTTCTACGGTGTAGAATAAAGTGCCACTCCATTCTACATCATGCACCTTACTACAAAGGTGCCTTATCTTTGCTTCGACCTCTTCAGGAATAATGAGGTCAAATGAAGCAGGGTTTTTCACCAGCTCTAGCCGTGGCTTGGATGCTACCTTGGTTTCTACCTTGGCTGCTGCCGACTTGACTTGCTTGGCTTTGGTTTTGCCTTTTCCCATATTGATAATTGATTATACTTAAAACATTGGTGATTATAGCTTCACAATAATTCTTGGCAAGAAGTAAAGAGTGATTCTCAAGGGTGTTGCCATCAACAAGAATCTTCAATTTGACCATCTCACCCTTGAACCTGAATAGGTCTCTGCCATTGGCACTTGTAGCAGCACTGATGTCTCTGCCATTGTTGGAAATTTGATAAATTCTACCATTGGCAACAACATAATTCTGAAGAACATGAGTATTCTTGAGTTGCTGTAGTGTAGGCATATTGGCAACTCTACACCTATAGTCATTCAGAAAAGCAATGAACTCATTGCTCAAATTGACAATCATGGACACTGGACTTTCTCCAATCTGATACTGCCCATTGACAAATTGGAATCTGAACTTATGCTTTTCAGCATAATACTGAGTGAAAGCATTGATAAGATGCTTAATAGAGCCACTCAAGATGTTCTTTCCTTGACTATTAAAGTTAGACATGGATTCATCCACATCACCTTTGTCAACCTCTTCAAGTCTGATATAAGGAGTACCAGCCACAGACTCAACAGTAACATACTTAGCAAGTTCAAAGGTAAACAGACCCCAAAATTGCTCATTATAACTGGCTTTAATGGTATCCATAGTAGCATTAATAGGACCAGTTCCTGTGCAAGGATAACTCCATTGACCTGCACTACTTGAATCTACTCTCCTCATGTGAGAATGAGCATAACCAGCCTTGAATTGCTTATATGAATAAGTAGTCCTAGCAAGATGAAAACACTCCCTTAATCTACCATCAGACTCGATTTTCACACTGGCATAAAGGTCCTGAATGTCTATGAACCTATCATATTCATTGGTAACTCTCACATTTGGAAAATACACCATAATAGTTTTCAGACTATCCCTTTCTAAACCAAGGAAATTCTTGATAGAAGGAGTGATATAGTCTAAAATACCTAAGTCTGGTATATATTCAAGAAAAGATTTACCTCTGCCATTAGCATCATAATCCTGTCTATCTATGCTATAGTGACCATATTCATTTCTGCCCTCATAGCCATCAATGAAAGTGCCAAGTGTCTTTGAATTAAGAAACTCCACAAGTTCATCAAAGGTTTTGATGTCAGAATCAACAAAAGGCTCACCAAATTGGTCTATGAACAGCTCAAGAATAGTATTATGCTTTCCATTGAGTCTGTCATAAATCTCTCGTAATTTGTCTCTTACTGTATCTAACATAATAAACAAAAAAAAAAAAGGACAAGAGCAAAATAATTTCACTCTTGTCCTTGTTACACAACTCTTACTGATTAGAGGTCACCAAGCAGAGTGGACAGCTCATCCTTGCTGTACTTGGGAGCATTGCCACTGACAGGGGTAGCAGCCTCAGCAGGGGCTTCACCATCAAAGATGTCTTCGACATCTTCCTCAGACAGAGCATCATTCTCAACCAGCTTGTCGCAAAGCTTCTTGATGAGAGCCTTGCAGCAGCATTCACCATGATTCTCCTCTTTCTTCTCAGTCTTAGGAGTGGCAGGCTTATTCTCCTTAGCAGGAGCAGCCTTTTCAGCAGGCTTACTGGCACCCTTATGATTCTGCACAAAGGCAATCAAATCAGCAGTGGAACACTGAGTGAAGTTCTTACCGAACTTAGCCTTGATAGCATCACCAAGACCTAACCTCTTGACTTCGGCATAAGCCTCTTGTCTGTCCATACCAGACCTAACTTGCTTGTTGGTCTTAGTCAGACGGAACACCAAGTCATTGGTGATACCACCCTTGTAAGGAACATCGTGAGGCAGCACAGAGCTGTCATCCTTGAACTCAGTTCTGGTCAGGGCTTCCTGAATGGTCTTACCATCCACATTGAAACCATTCTGACGCAGGTCTCTCTTGAGTTCAGCAACAGTAGTTGCATTGGATTGGATTTCTTTGGTCTTCTGAGACTCAGTATCCACAATAGTGAAGGTATTCATGTTGTTACTAGCCATTGTTATTTGATTTTAATGTTAAACCGTTTCATTTTTTTTTTTTTGTTCAGAAAGGACATTCATCATCTGTTGAAGTGATGGGTTTAGGGTTAAACAGGTTCCTTATGGTAGATATAAAGGCATCTTTGCCTTTGCATTTCATCAAGTCACTTACATCTTTGCCCCCTTCAAAATATGGCAAAGTGAGGCTGATGAAACCAGTTGCAGCAGATAGTTTCCTGCTGTCCTCAATACCAGCTTTGTCATTATCAAAAAGAATATACACTTGTTTGTATCTCCTCTTTAACTCTGACACAGCTGTTTCACTCATACCATAACCCTCACCTTGTAAGGCAAGAGCTGGAATACCTGTATTAGCCCAAAAACATAGAGCATCCTTCAAGGAAGAGCAGATGACTACTTTATCTCCTGTTTCTGGAATTTTTGTCCACAGACTAACTACACTTCTATCATGTTTGTTAGCCCATTTGTACCCCTCTTTATTAAGGGGTTGATAAATTTTGAGGGTTACTTTGCCCTCTTTGTGTTCCACAAAAGCATAGGCCAGCTTGTCTGCACCAAAGGTGTGTTTGACACCATTCTTGGTAACAATCTTGTGTGATATAGGATAGACCTCTGCATACTTCAACCACTCCAAAGGAACACCATAGGAAGACCAATAATCTATATCATATTGTCTCCACTCTCTTACTTTGACATCAACTTGGACATCTTTATGAGACATGATTTCCTGCACACTTCTAGGTGCTGAGAGCAATGCTATACTTGCTTCACCACTGGGTGTAAGCAGTTCTTTTTGAATACGGCTGAGAACTTCACTATAAGAACAATGCCACATCTGAGAAAGAAGGTCATAGATACCCCCTTTCTCTTTTGTAGCTAGGTCTGTATAGTAAATTCTCTTGCCATCAATAGAGTAAAGTCCAAAAGAAGGTCTCTTGTCCTGTCTTAAAGGACTTTGAATAAAGCATGGCAATTCACTGACACCTAGATAGTGCCAAACCAATGCTGCATCAGAGATTTGTTCTTGGACTTCTCTGAAAGATACAGAGTTTTTTCCTTTGCTGACCATTATGTTATGTGTTTAGAATTAGTGCTGACCCCAAGGAGTCTGACCACCACTGAACATACCTTCATTCTCAGACATTACAGGTATCTGACCTGGCATAGCAGTGCCAGCAGGCTGCTCAAAGTTGGTGGCAGTGACTGCATACTCATGGAACTCACCACATTCAAACTCAGTGGTGGTAAGACCACCATTGGCTTTGGTAGAGGCAATCTCCCTGTCGAGTTTGCTATAGTCATTGATGTTGTTCTTGAGGAACATTCTGGTGTAAGCAGCCTGATACTGTTTGTTGTCATCAGTGGTTCTCACACCAAAGGCAATCTTGACCTTGTTGTTAGGCTGATAGCCAAAGATTTCCCTCAGCTCAGTGAAGTCACCCTTGAAGTAATCCTCAATATGCTCAGGCATAACCTCAGCATCCTTTGGATTGTCAATGAGACCAACAACCTTGCCATTCTCCCACTTCTCAACAGTGGAGATATTCAGATAAGCCCTGATGAGCTTGGTCAGCTCTTCAAGACCATCATAGGCAGGAACATATTCCTTGCTGATATTAGCCTGCATAGTGCCACCATCCTTGGTCTGATAGATAGGAATGACCTTCTTCTCAATGTCCTCTTTGGTAGCCCAAGCAGTTCTGCCATAGTTATCAATGATTTGATACTTGCCAGTCTTGCTGCCATATTTGTACTGCTTCCTGAGGAACAGAGACACATGGATGAGAGTATCAATGGGCTGATTCTGAGAATCAAGATACTTCTCAGGGTCTGGTTTGCACACAAAGTCAAGTCTGACCTGTGGAACTTGATTGCCATTAACCTCAATGGAACCGAGATACTCTGGCTCTTTGTCCAAAGTCCTGCCAGTGAGCTGCTCAAGTTCAGCTTTCGTGGGGTTCACTGCAACTATATAGGAGCTAGCAACTCCAATATACAGTTTGCGGGGGGCACCCTCAGTACTCACTTGACCTCTACTGACTGCCATTATTCAACGGGTTTTTCAGGTTCTTGAGTAGTTTCTTCAGCTGCTTCACCAGCTGGCTGCTCCTGCGGAGGAACAATAGTCTCAGGGAAATTGAGTTCCCACTTGGTCACTTTGACTGGCTTGCCGTCTTTGTCTACCTTGCCAGTATCAACGACTTTCCTAGTGATAAGTTGCTCAACACCATAGCCACACTCTTGCCTGATGTGACCATCAAGGGACTCAATCTGTGCATCCAGAGTAGCAACTCTGTTCTGCTTTTCCTCAATCTCGGCGAGGAGTTTGACTTTCTCCCTCACCATAGGGCTGACCATTTGGGCAGTCCTCTTCAGATTTGCGACAAAGAATTTGTCGAACTTTTTCTCGGTATTACTCATAATGTTAATTGATTTTGTGGGGTTAATCCCCATAACGGTTATTGTTTACTTTTATTTTAAGCGGTTTGCTTAGTTCTGCTTAGGCACAAAAATCTGTGACATATCAACCTTGATGTTATTGTTGTCATCGGAAGTAGCCACAACAAATTTCTTGCCTCTCAGGTGTAAAGGTCTAGCCTCTCTGATGGTGTTGTCTCCACCCTCAAAGGAAATAATAGTATCTTTGCCAGACCTATAGATATATCCTATTGCATCTGCCTCACCACAAATTATATCACCCAATTTACCTGCAAGGTCCACACTCATTTCACTCATTTCTTCACCATTCTTCTGTATCTGCTTGTCCTTCACATGGGCAACCAAGATAAGGGTTTCACAGAATGGTTTGAAGAGGTCAATAAGTTCCTTGACAGCCTTCCTCAGATACAGATAGCCAGCACCGTTAGGCAGAAGTCTTACATCAGCCTTTGGGTCAGGTATTGGCTTGCCATTCTTGTCTTTGGCATTCATCAGAGGATTCTTTGGGTCTTTCAGCATACCCCAGTTTGCACCAACAGGAGTTGTAGTCCTATAAAGGTGTGCAGCATAGGGCAGTGCCATTTCTTCCAGTCTAGTAGCATTATCAATAGTGATAAACCTATAAGGATATTTGTTATCCTTCATTGCCTTTTCATACAAAGCCTGCTTTATTTCAAACAGAGCATTTGCATTGAATGCAGGAACAGACATGACTGATAAAGCTCTATAGCCATCCTCCAAGTCAATGATGAGATTATCATCAAGGGAAGCCATTAAAGTGGATTTGCCACTTTTAGGCTTGCCAAACAAGACAAGCAGTCTTGGATTATACTGTTGAGCTTCACGTCTTTGTGTAGGAAGTTCTATCGGCATATTAATAATTAACGTAAAGAATGTACATACTGATACACAGAGTTCATTTCTCCTGTCTGGCTGGGTCTAGGTAATTCTGACCAAGTACAAGTAGCTCCATCGAAGAACAGACCTATGATTCCACCAAGTTCACCCAATTTGTTATCCTAGAGGCTCTTTATCCTCTAGTTCATCATATTACTATGATGTTCAGACTATATCTTCACTCATATAGAGTGCTGGGATTTCGTGTCAAGATTATATTCTATTATAAATAATAGTTTCACTTGTTAGTCGTTTAGCCTTCTATAACCATTTAAATTATAGCTTGGCAAAGGATTGTCCTAATAATAGGAGTTCCCCTTTTTAACCCAGTTAAGAGACAGTTTTTAACTTATATTTTAAAGAATCAATTATATAAGGAGAAACTAGGCTATTAAATTTATTAATATCTTGTTTAAGAAGCCTTATTCTATAATTAGGAGAATGTTTTATTATTGTAAATGTCAAACCTAACTTTTCCTTAATATAATTTACAAGAATTTCTATACTTTTCAATGAGAATGAATCAGTACAAATATAATAAGAATCTTGGTGATAATAACCATCATCCATGTAAAGGAATGCTAAAGATTTAATAGTAAAATGTTCTAAGAACTCTTTAACAATTTCCTTTTTACCTGTACTGTACAGCATTGTAAAATAAGGAAATAGAGTAGGATTTGCTTTAGTTTTTATACAATAAGTTGTATATAATTTATTTGTTCTCTTATCATATCTTTTATACTCCTTAAGAGAAGCTCCTAAATTAATAAACTTATCATATAATAACTCTGCATATTCTTTTTGTCCTATTCCGTGGTCACATTTAAATATAGGAGATTTCCAATTATATTTTGGATAATACTGAATACTGCCATCTCCTAACAATGTACCACATAATATTTCCTTATTTTCTTGAGTTAGCTCTATAGGTTTATTTGTAGATTTTTCTCTACTATAATGTGGAGAGAGATTCAAATTTCTTCTCCATCTAAATATAGTAGAATTTGATATTCCCATAATTCTAGCTATCTCATAATCATTCATTCCTTTATTGTAATACAATAAAAATTCTTCTTTTCTTTCCTCTGAAATTTTAATTGGCATAATGTGTATTTTTTTTTTTTGCAAAGATACACACAATTTATTAAAAATTCAAGAGTGTAAGTAATTCCATTAAAAATAATAAGTAATTTGGTTTATCTCTGTTGATAAGCACTTCAAGGGTTCTAAAGTGGTCTTTCAACCTCTTTATGTCATACCCTACTCCATGCTCATCAGGAAGATATGTATCCAAGCCAAACTTGAAAGGACTGAATATACCAAGAGCAATATTACAGTCTCTTCCTGGGTACTTGCTATCACCCAAGCCTGCTATGCTAGGTCTAGTCCTATTCAACTTGACATTCTCAATATTCTCATTCTCCACACTTTGTTGTTGAATGACAATAGGAGACATACCATAGTTGTTTCTCAAGTATTTAGCTAGATACTCACTCAGTTTGTCAATGGTCTGTTTCTTCGTATAACCTCTTTCAGAGTCCACCAAGTTGATGGTATCAATCAAGGGCATCACATACTCATTAGGATTGTTTGGCTCATAAAAGTCAAATGCTTGGGTATCTTGTAGTACACCCATTTCATCCCTATACTTGGCTGGCTTGGTATGCACCTTGCCATTGTCCTCAGCATATTGCTTGCAGAACTTATAAATGCCAGTGGGATTTGCTTCTGTTGAGAATATGATATGCTCCTCAAAATAATCCATTATCTTGGTTAAGTCCTCTCCCTCCAAGAGATTGAGAACTTCCTCAGGAAGAGGTTTATTATTATTGGAACTTCTTAAATCGGATGGACTAATCCTGTAACCTTTAGCCCTCATCAAGAGCCAAGAATACATTCTAGTCATAATTCTCTGAGGAGTCTCCTCAAGTGGGAAATAGAGTATCTTCATAGATACTCCTGTTCTCTTCTCATTATAGTAGCAATATAGTAATGCCTCAAAGAGAAGATAACTCACAAGCTGACTTTTACCTCCTTTGGTATCCTGCTACACTATGTTACCATAGCCAAATAAAGACAGCATTTATGCCCAGCATCTCTATTTGTTGTAGTCTGGAACATGTCTTAACCATATTGAAATTCTTGCAAGTAATCTCTGTTTCGTATCCCACTATTACAGTTAATCTCCTATCGAGAAAGATAATTTCAACTTAGGTTGCACCTTTATGTTCTCTACACATTTATGAAGGCACTGTAGGCTTTACTACACTTGTTTTAAAACATCGGCAATCTGATGTTACCTTCAATTTAGCTCGGCGTTGTCCTTACACATTTATTGGTTAGTGACTTTAAATGTAACTTTCGGCTACTTGTATCCACATCTTCTCTGATGCAATTACTTTCGATTCAACAGTCTTTTTCAACTATGGCTTTGTTGAGCTTTCACAATCACTGGTAGATGGCTCTATTTGTTACATTAAAAGGATTTTCACCGAATTAGGGTGCTTCTACTATGGAATTTCTCGCCATAGCACTCAAATATTTTAAGATGTAAAGAGATAATAAGTTGCTTGTTCCCAACCAAGGAAATCATTAGAGAATCTAGCAAAAGGTGATGGTATGGTATTGATACCACCATCAAGTAGTCTTTGCCTCCTAGCCCTCAGTGTCTGAATGGTATCTTTCCTCAGGCTCATCTCACACTATCCATCCAGTTTAGATTGGGTTCAGAACTCTCTTTGTTTTCAAGATAGCTCAGGAACTGAGAGTTTTCCTCACCTGTTACAAGATTCTTCTTCATAAGGAAATACTTGAGAAGCTGCATATATCTATAATCTCCATTAAAGGAGCTGACATATCTCTGAGTGGCTTCCACAGCTTCCTCATCTGTAAAAGAGACACCATACTTCTTGACAATGGCTTTAAGCCTCTTGGCTATCAAAGCTTTGCTGTCTCTCCACATATAGTTGGTTCCTTCCTTTCTGCCCTTTGGGAACAGTTCAATCAACTTCTCTGCAAGATTGGTATATCTAGCATCGTCATTGCCTTTGTCAGTGAACTCACTATTAAGAAGAATACTTTCAACAAGCTCCACTCCAGTAGGAGTTAATTTGGGATTGATGGGCTGCTTCATCAAGTCAAACCCATCATACTCAATAAACCCTCTAGAGCATACATCTTGAAAAGTATCAGGGGTAATCATCTTACCCAGATAAAGAGATAATGAAAATAAGAGGGTATCTATTGGGATGTTTTCTTTCTTGCATTCCTCAGGGTTAATGCAATACTTCATCCTTTAGACACCTTTGATTATCCTCTTCTCTTTCTCAAATCGTGCTTTGAAGGTCTCGGCACTTCTATTCAATTCCTCTTCAAGACCCTCCTTGATAGCAAGGATGATATGTCTGCTGACAACACAGGCTCTAGCCATAGCTCTGGCTCTAGCCACTCTGTCACCAAGAGACTGGTCAGGCTCATCACCCTCATGTCTGATAGTCTTACCAGACACACCAAGGATGAAAGCAGGATTCTCTTTTCGGAGGTTGAACTCAATGCTGACATCAGGGAAAAGTTTCTTCAGCTTCTCCACTTTCTGCAATGCTCTTTCAGTGACAGAAGCATCAGTGATAGCACGCCAAGGGAGAGCATACTTTCCCTTCATAATAGTGGTGTCCTCAACCTTGCCAGTCTCTTTGTTGGTGGCATTATAGTGAATGAATTGAGGCTCAGTCACTTTCACAAGGAATTTTCTTCTCTTCTTGCTCATAATGTTAATTCATTTAAGTTTGTTATAGTTGTTACCAACTCTGGGTTATAATCTTCCAGCATCTTGCCTACTATCTCCTCCTCCCTAGTATTCTTGAAGTAAGGGATAATAAGCACAGGGTCAGAATGTCTCAGCAACCTACCAAGTTTCTGAGTAATCATTCTTTCAGAACTGTTAAGTACAGCATAGACTCCAACTCTACAATTAGTGAGATTGACACCTTCATCCAGCATATTGCAAGCTGTGATATGGTTTATTCTCTCCCTATTGAACATATCCAAGTGTTCCTTGGACTTCTTGGTGTCTTTGCTGTTGATACAGCAAGTCCCAAGCTCTTCAGTTTGGGCTATGCTGTTGCAGAATGTCAGTGTTCTCTGGTTCTGAAGGACTCTAATAAGGAGAGACTGCACAAAGGCTGTCTTTTGGTCACTGAGCCACTTCAATCTTTTACCACTTTCTTGTAGGAATTTATTCTTGAATACCTCCATGAACATCTTCTTCTTATACCAAGCAATCTTGGAAGATATATCATCATAATACTGCTGTTGAGTACACTGAATGATTATCTTTCTGTTCTTGACCTTGGAATAATTGAATCTCTGATGATAGGGTATTCTCAATTCAACCTTCTGAGTTTTGTTCTTCACAATCTCACAGGTTGGCATCCTGTTATCAAGCTGTAATGGTATGAGATACACTCTAGGGTCAGGCAGAATCTCTTCTTGTATTGCAGTCCTTGCTGTCACATGAAACACCTGTAAGTCTGCAAACAAACCCTTCAATTCATACCTCATGTTTCTACCTACTGTGGCAGATAGCAATAAGGTATAAGATGACATGAAATCCTCAAAGGCATCTCTGCACCTCTCTGAGAAATGATGAGCCTCATCAAAGATAATCATATCATAGATACCTACTTTCTTTGGGAAAGACACATAGGTAACAAATTGTACATAAGGAAGGTAGTTCATTCTTCCCCACTTGACAAATTCACTTTCCCAATTTGATATAAGAACTAGTCTAGGGACTACAATAAGAATACTGAGATTCTCATGTGCATCTATCAAATGTTTCAACTTGCTATCCATATAGTCCAAGGCTATCTTGGATTTACCTACACCAGTAGGGAGTTCACAAAGTATTGAGTGACTTGTGGCACTGAGAACTTGGTCTCTTAATTCATCCCTGTTCATTGTAATTTCTTGATATAGTCTGGGTCTTTTGCATAGACTTCCATAGCCTTGAGATAGTCCTTCCTGCTGGGTTTTTCATTCTTGAAGGTAAACATATCCCAAAGTAGTCTATCTAATGCAGAAAGACACCAGTTGTTATAAGTACCATAGCCTTTATTTTCTCCATTCTGAGTAGTCTGCCTTTTATAGACTCTCCTCATTCCGTAGAGATTATTGTTGGTTTTATATACGGCACTAGTATAATTACCACTTTCTATTTTGGCTTGTTTAAGCAGAATGTCAGGATACCAAGCACCATTCTCTTTGAGGAAATCATACAATATGGTATCATTGACTTCATCAGGATTGTTGATGAACCAATATCCTATACTGTATTCCAAAGAGAGCATTGCTTCTTCCTTGACTATTTGAGCCTTGTACTGCTTGTTCTCATTTATGGAGTCATTCAAGGCACCAATCACGATGCCCAGTGCCACTATAAGCAGCACTACAAGGATTCCAAGAGAAATGAAGAACTTGTTGGCTTTGTGCAGTTCATTCTGCAAATGACCTGTAATACTGTCTGCGTGGTCATTGAGGTTTTCATCATATCTGTTGTTGTTTTTCATTGTCTAATGATTTTGGGATGTACAGAACTGTGGGGTTGTTCTTATGTACATCAATTTTTGGATAAATTTCTCTGAATTGTCTTAGGTCAAATGGTGTAGTGATAAGATGTTTCCCATTCTTGGTAGGAATACAGGAGACATATTTCACTTTGTCAAGGGGTTGGCATTCCCTATCAATGAAAGCAGCCATCTGAGCAATACCCCTGTCTCTGAAATCATCAGAGTAGTCACAGTCAATTACCCAGTACTTTTTAATAGCTCCAACCTGACCAGCTGCGGTATTCCAAATCCTATTGAGATATTGGAAGTTGTTCTGCCTGAAACAATCAGCAAGACTGTTAAGCATTTGTACAGCAGTAGCCCTTTTGGACTTAGGAGACACATTGATATATGCTCTGGCTTTAAACCTCTCACATAGATTAATAATGTCATCCTTAAACTTAGAGATAGGATGATGCTCATCAATTTGATAAGCCTTCAAACATACAGAGTTAGCACCTTCTCCAGTGTCTTTGCTTCTCTTGATAATCTGCAAATGGAAATAGTAGTCCTCTACCTCAATTCCAACTGCAAACTCAGAGATTAACTTTTCAATTAAATCAAAATTGTCAGTCATAACTTTTGTTCATTGCACCTTTATTCTAACCATATTACATTTTTCTGAAACTAGTCTTAGAATCAAAGCCAGCTGATAAAAGTTTCTCTTTATCTGTCCTAGAGTCAATTATATCAATATCCTTCATGCTGGAAAGATACTCATAGATTGCCGTATATGCTTCCTCAGGACTAACAAGAGAAGGGATAAATGTACCTTGAAAAAGAACATTGTCAATGATAGTATCTCTGCCAAAATTACTACTGATAGCAACTCTAGTTATAGGCAATCCCTTCTTTCTTTCTCCTACAGCTGGAGTATTGAGCCAAGGATTAAGTTCAGCCTTTTGACCTTTCTTTTTGATAATGAAATGATATAGCTTGTTACCTATGCCCACATTTATCCTCATAGGATAGCTGTAAAAGCCATACCACTCTTTATCATTTATGTGTTGGAAATTCCAATCATCTTTCAGCATAGTAAAGTTTCTCCTATCAAAAATGATGTCAGTATCAATACCAAATTTGCCTACAAGATAATCGTAATAATCCTTCTTTTTATCTATTATTCTCATAATCACAAAAAAAAAAAAAGCAGAAGAAGCCTTATGAAAGACCTCTCCTGCTTTTAGGTTGTGGTGGTGTTAATCGTCGAACACCTTGTAAGAATCCAACACACCACCGAGAGCCGTGCAGAGACCTCTGAGATGCCACTCCAGCCTTTCAGTTTCAGACATCTCAAGCCAAGCCTGCTTTTTGAGAGCAATGCCAATGTACTTGGGTCTCTTCTTACCTTTAGGTGTAGTGACTTCAGGAGTCTTGAAGCCTTTGGGAGCATGGAATGCCTCTGGAACAGAGTTGCTGATGAAGTCCTCATAGGCTTCTTGGCAGATGTTGAGGTTCCTCTTTGCTGGGCGTGACCTTCTTGTGTGAACTACAATGTAGCCATCAGGCTTGCCATTCTTGTCCACAAAGTCAATCTGGAATCTGTCTGTTTTTGCAGGGTCAGCTTCAAGAACAGTATGCCATACTGGATTACCATTCTTGTCAATGACCTGCTTGTCAGCTTTCTTCCCTTTACCCATGAGAGGTTTCCTTACTTTCCGTAAGCATTCCTGCTCACTCATCATATTTCTTCCTGGAAGAGCCATGATGAGATTCACTTTAGTTTCGTACATTATTTTATTTGAGTGTTAAGAATGTTCAAACAAAGGGAGTGCATACACACTCCCTTCAGCAAAGAAATGTCAAGAAAATCAGCGATTTGTGGGGGAGATTGGACTTGAACCAATAGACTTTTCATTTACAGTGAAATGCTTTAACCATTGAAGTAACCCTACCATAACACCACTAACTAAAGGGAACAAATGGCAGGGGATGAACTTGCTTTTTAAGCTACTCCCCCAAATGACTTTTCTTTGTGCGGAGAATTGGACTCGAACCAATAACACTGGGAACCCTATTCCTGAAGTAACTCTGAAGTACACCACAATTAGGGAACATTTATCAGAGTACAAAACCATGCTCTACCATTGAGCTATCTCCGCATTTTGCCCTTTAAGGATAGGGCATATCCATTACTCACACCACTGTCGATGTATCAGCATACACATCAGTGTATTAATGCTCAAAACCCCGCAAAAATGAGCTTACACTATTGTCCATCCGTGGTGTGTTTAGAGTTACTCTTCAAAGAGATTAGCCAGACCTTCGTAACCTGCAATGAAAGTTAAGAAGTGTTCACTGAAACCAGTCACCTCAGCAGTCCAAATACCCTTGTAGCAAATGCCCCTCTTTTCAGAGGAAACATCTACAATGTAATTGTACTTGCCATAAGGCTTGGGAAGAGCCTTATTGGTGTCACAATCCTGTGAGTCTGAGAAGATGATAATCCTATCAAATTCACCATCAATGTTTTCTCTACACCAGTCTAGGCATTGTCTGGTGAAGATACCACCACCGCCAAGGTGGGAAACACTGGAACGAATCTGACTTATGATGTAGAAGCCCTTGCTGGGATATTTGATATGCTCTGTCTTGTGTTTCCTTGCAACATCACTGCCAGCAGTACACACAAGCTCAAAGTCCTCACACTGATTAGCAGCAAGCATAGCCATTACAGATGCAGCAGCCAATCTGTCATATTTGGACTTGGAACTATAAGCACACCTCATAGAGCCTGACACATCTACTATGAAGAGAGTTCTACCTGGAAGTTTTGGGAGGTTCTTATAGGATTCTATCATAGCATCCTCAATTTGCCTCTTAAACTCAGGAGCATTATCAGCAGCCTGCAAGAAGTTCATAGGAAGTAACATTGAGGATTTAAGTTCTCTCAAACCCTTCTCAATCACTTTCTTATCAACTCCTGCCTGTACCATATTCCTAAGGTTTCTAAGCATGGCAAGACCACCAATTTTACCTTCCTCAATGAGTTTGGTCCAAGTGGCTTTCTTATCTTTGCCAGCACTAAGCATAACCTCCCAAGTCTCAGGCACAGTGAGAGATCTTGATGCAATCTTTTCAAAGAGAGTGGTCTCATACTCATTTCTTGGCTTAGGATGAACCAAGAACATAACATCTCTTAACTTAATGGCACCATCTCTGTCATACTTGGCAAATTTGTACTCATTAAAGTTATGAAATGCAGCAGCAAGACCCTTCTTTGCACATTTGGCAATAGGAGTTTTCTTCCTATTCCAATAGATTGCAAGGAAGTCAGTGAGCATATCAGCTCTAGTGATAATCCTAGGAAGCAACTCAGGGACATATTCCTTAGTTCCTTCATATTTGCACATTTCTGATGCAAGGAACAATGGAGTATGTCTGAGTTTCTGCACCAACCTAGCTTCTTCAGTAAGATTGGCAACATCCTCAGGTTTACACAATGGGATAAGCCTTCTGATGGCATTAGCAGTAGCTTCACCATCAACATAAGCATTGTCTTCCCACAATAAGTTAGCAAGCACAACTCTTCTCAGAAGAGATATGTTGCTCTGGATGGCAGCAGCCATTCCAGCACCACCAGCCAGCCTTACATTGGCATCAGCCTTAGGCTTGGGTTTTGTGTTGGGGTTAATCTTTGACATATCTTTAATTGTTGTTAATGTTAATCTTTCCAAATAGCACACCACCCAATGCTGCTAATCCCCAACCTTGCCAATAGGTAATAGTAGGGAAGTTAAACAACATAGGCATGAGCCAGTTCCACAGCCACTTCACTATGATACCTTCAAGTAAAGCAGCAAAGAACACCAAAATGATGACCACTATGGTCATCCCAAATGCTTTTGCAATCTTTTCCATCAGTCAATGATTTTGTTTTCAATATCATTCCTTACTACTTGAAGATTCTCAAGCCTTGTGGTAGTCTGAACTAATTGCTCTCTCAAGTACTCTAATACAAGCTGCACTAATGGCTTTCTTAGTTTCCCTGGGATGTATAACTTATTCTCATAAGCACAGCTGCTTTCCTTGTGATGGTGTAAGAGATACACACTATTATCAAACTCGGTATTCTCAAGTCTGCTAATGTCTTTCTCTAGAGACTTCTTATTTGATAGAAGATTCTCTAATTCTTTTACTTGTTGTTCTGTAATCATCTTTTTTTTTTTGGTTGTGGAGATGCTGGGAGTCAAATATTAATATAAGACTTGCCACAGCTAATATCTCTTACTGTTTGATATGGTATGTTAAGCCTCTCTGCTATAATAGTAAGCTTAATACCTTCACTTTTCAGTCTTCTTACCTCTAGGACTTGCTCATTACTTAACACTCCATACTTTCTGATTTTTCTAACCTTATTATCAGAAGCTCTACCATCAATATAACGAGCATTTTTATTACCTTTACAGCTTCTTCCTTTGCTCTTCATATCATCCATATTATCCTGATGAGTCCCTTTGAATAGATGCAGAGGATTATAGCATCTTGGGTTATCACATTTATGACAAATGAAATCATTAGAAGTAATATCCTCATCATAATACAGTTGATAAGCAATCCTGTGAAGTAAACCATGATATTTCTTACCCTCAATATGAGTATTAATATCAGGATAACCAGATTTGGAAAGACTCCCTTCCCATTCCAAACATTCATCTTCCTTCACATCTTTAATAAGAAGTTCTACTTTTCTTTTAATCTTTTCAGGAATAATCATTTTTATAAACTTTTAGCATTACCCAGAGCACACCGCGTGGAGGTAGTTTACATTGTGCTCCTGGAGATGTGGGGAATCGAACCCCAGTCCAAATAACTCAGAATAAGAAACTTTGTTACACGTTTTAACTATTTAGTGCATAGTTGCGTTGGGGCTGCCCATTGGGAACAGCGGTTCCACCAGCTTGTTATATGACACAAGCAAACATTTTCCCTAAGGAACTTTTGTGTGTGGTATTCTGTTTCCAAGCCACCACACTAGCTCAGACCTTAAGCAGCGAGTCTAACCTCAGCTCTGCTATAGTCAGGTACAAACTGAATAGTATTGTCCTTTATTGTTTGCTGTTTAAGCACAGCTGCCTTGCGTGATTTCTTACCCCTCCTTACCTGTCAAAAGCCAAGTCATCCCCAATTGATAGAGCAAACTTTTTAGTGAAAATCCCTATCAGTGTTTTCAACCTTTGTTTCTATGTAGAGTGAAACAGGCTAATATCTCTACAGGGGCTGCATCCACCTGCTATGAACCTGCGGAATCACTCCACAGGCATTTTGTTTCAATAAAAAAGCAAAGGGAATTAGTGACAGAGTACGGTTTGTTTACCAAATCTAGGACTCGAACCTAGGACTTAAAGAACCAAAATCTTTCATACTAACCACTGTATTAATTCGGTGAAGTAACTCTATCGAGACACCACTTTGCTTATTCCTTGCAAATGGTCTTGAAGAGGATATAATTAGCTCAGATTCCTCAATCACAGCCAAGTGTGAGAATTTCTGTGCCATTCATAACCTCTTCTAGACCATAAAGTTAAAGCATACATAGGTAACATTGAGTAGGGTAATTGGAGCCTTTTTAGCCTCTGTACTCACAACAGAGGGTTCTGAGAAGTTCTTTTGCCTCAGCTTTCAAGGAGGGGTCTTCTGTTTTAGCCACAGATGGTATTAACTCCCTTTTCAAGACTTGTGTCCCAAGGGAGGGGTTATTCAAATTATATAATATGATTGAAGTAACCCTGCTACTCACCACTATATATGCTTAGTTATATGTTTCATCTGTTTTTAACTCTTCATCTAGATATTTGTTTAGGGCCTTGATACACTTATCAGGAATCTGCTTAGTTTCTGGGTGTTTTTCACAGAACTCTATTGTTTCATTTACTCCATAGAGCAGTAATCCTTGCTTGGTAGTAGGAATTACGCAAAGTACAATCATAGATACAAAGAAAGTTATCAGAGACCATATTGTCCCCTTCTTCCCAATTCTACACCAATACACATTACCTTTATGGTATGTATTAATGTCTTCCTCTGTTCTACCCTCAAGCTGCCCTTTGTTACTGAAATATGCAATCATGAAGATTACACTTGCAATGCCTGCAAGAACTACTAGAGCTACAAATGCTCCTCTAATGTCATCTAATCTTGTAATAAGATATAAGTTGTCCATGTTTTTGTATTTAGTTAATAATTGTTTATTTAATCTGGTTGTCCTACAAGGATTCGAACCTTAACTAACAGAACCAAAATCTGCTGTGCTACCATTACACCATAGGACAAGTTTCCTCTCTTTGTCAGAGAGGAGCAACCAAAATTATGACACCTTGTACCCCCAAAGGGACTTGAACCCTTACTCTTTTTACGGAACTAGGTCCTTAACCTAGTGTGTCTACCATTTCCACCACAGGGGTATATTGTAGCCTGTCTGGGAATTGAACCCAGACCCCCACCTTGAAAGAGTGGTGACTTAAACCATTTGTCTAACAGGCCAACCTTACCTTCCTATAACTTTTTCCAAAGTCTAGGTTGGGTATATGTTGTATGAGTTTCTTTCTAATGTGATAGGTACTATAATGACCCATTAAACCCAAGTAGGAATTAATTGGAGCAACATTGTGTTCTGTGGGGGTATTTACTCCCCCCAGCTTACTATAAACTTGGCAATAGACCTGTTACTACAATATATCCTGTTGGGCTTGATTACAGCACCAATGAATTGTACTCCTTTGTGACACTCTTGTATGTATAGCTTATCGAAATCTATACTCTTTGGGCATAGAATGTAATATGCAGTAGCGAAACTCCTTACTCATTTGGGAGATTTCCTTAAAGAGTTGCAAAGGCGTTGAATCCATGTCAGTTTACATTTTTTTTTTTTCATGTTGGCAGAAGCAACAAAAGGAACCATACTGCAATAGCTGAACTTGTCGTCCCAATAACTGCGAGCACCAACACTGCCCAGGCCATTGCGCCAACTGCTGCACTGAGAGTGCTCCGTCGAAGTCCAATACCATCTACTCATAGTAAATGGGCAGGCTACATGAGCAATAGAACAAGCAGCAGCAATGTAAATAAGGTTCTTCCAGACAAGTTCCATTTCACCAAGAGCAGGAATATAATGGTTTTCATTGAGCTTTGCTACAGCATTATAGGCTTCATACCTCTTGGGATTGTTCTCACAAGTTTTTTTCCAAGACTTAGTATGCTTGTAACCATCCATATCCTTCATGGCTTCTTCTGTATCAGGAATATGCTTGTCAAGCTTGCTGCTCCAATCATTATCAATAGAGATACTCTCTATCAGATTCTGAATGTCAGCAACCACAGGCTCATTACCATTGAAACCAACAACAATGCCTTGGATGTCCTTTTTAGCACAACTAGCAGCTACAGCAGGACCAACAAAATCATTAAATACCAAGAAAGAGCCAATAGCTACTCCTTCATTATTTTTAGGAGATTCAGAGTAAACAGCAGATGCTATCTCCTCATCCATACCAGCACAATCCTCTGGCTTAACTTCCTTGTTGGTTACAAAGAGTTTCTTGGCACAGATAGTTGATTTATCAATACCATACCAATACTCAGTCCCTTCAGGAATATAAGCCTCAAGACATCTGCCTATTCCAAAGTCAGGCCATAGGCAGGCATGAATAGCACCACCATTGATTTCCCATCTCTTGCCGTCACTATAGGGACTGAGATAAGTTTCAGATGGTTGTGCAATAAACTCTTTATTGAGTTCAAACCAAGTCCTTCGACAAGGACTTTTAGCTTTGTCAGCTGATATTTCCCTGACATGCTTGTAAACCTTGATGTCTTTTGAAGCCACCATAGGTTTCTGATGATAAGTTACTAGGCACATAATTTTGGGGGTTTTAAATTATTAAAATTTGATTAATTTTCCTGTAATATACTCTGATGAAATCTTACTAAGATTCTCATCAGTAGCTTGGTCTTGAAGATAGCAATTAAGCCAATTCATAGACTTGCTTGTCCTTCTAAAAAGGCAGCTATTAGTCCATTCCTTATCAACCATCATATTTCTGTGGATTCTCAGAGTATCAAGAATTTCATCTAATATCCACGCTGGTACTGTTATAGGTTTTTCACTATTTGTCATAACCATACTGAATAATTGGAACCATTACTGCTAGTACCTAATGTTGAATTATCAACTATAATAGGAGAAGCAGCCATCATATCCATCCATAGTTTACAGCTTGTTCTAGCCTTAAGTAACTCATCCATTATAGATGTATATTGAGCAGCTTCTATAGCAATAGAGGTCTCTACACTTTTGAGCTGTATTACAGCCCCTTTCTTACGTCTATCAAGGAAATCAATCTCTTTTCGCAATTGGTCTTTGAACCATTGTAGAGCATCAAACTTAGTAGTAAAAATGAGATAACCTTGCTTTGAGGGAACTCTGTTCCTATTATTGTAAGTATGATAGACCCAATCCTTGAAACCTTCCTTGGGACACAATGAGAATACTGTTTTCTTCTCAGTGTGACTGACTGAATCAACAGTCCTCTCTACCATGTCAAAATGAGATTTCTCAATGATTACTTCATAGAGAATAGTACCTATTTTAATGTCTTTGAATGTCATGTTTTTTTTTTTTTTATGGTCTCTATAGGAATTGAACCTATACTCCTCAGCTTATGAGACTGCTGCTTTCTAAGTATTTGTGCTCCTCACCAGATTCGAACTGGTACGCCTTTTTAGGCAAGGGATTTTCTTACCACACTATGTTACCATAGCCAAACAACGACATTGCAACTCACATGCAATTGGGTGATTCTCCCGTCGGATATTCCTAGTTGTTTGTTGTGGTCTGGACTGTCTCTTTACCATATTGAAATTCTTCAAAGTAATATTATCAACGAATTGTTGGATTTCATACCAACCACCTCCCATTTATTATGGGTGCTCTTTTGAATCCTGCGCTATCATCGTCTTAATATAATTTCAACTTAGGTATCTCCCGTTCAGTCTCTACACGTTTATAGTATGTAGGCATATCTGATTTGCCCTACTTTTAATGCCTGCCCAGTTCTTACGATATAGGTTAATTAGGCCTATCTGGGATACTATTTTCGCTCAGTATTGTCCTACACATTATTGATTAGTGGTCTCACGCCCATGTTTTACGCTTTGACATATAGTAAGAGGCCGGAGTTTAACCGGCAGCCCCTTATTACAAGGGGTAGACAAATCTCTCCAGATACAATCAAGGATTTTTACCGAATTTAGGAGATTCTACTATGGAATTTCTTGCCATAGCACTCAAATTATTATTAAGTCCCTTGTGTCTACCTATTCCACCAGAGGAGCGACCATTTTAGTCTGAAATTTGTACATTAAGCTCTCGGGCTCTTATGTCAATTTGTCTATTGAGTTTGTACATCTTTGCAACTATTGAAACCTAACTGTATTAATAATTTAAGTCTCTCAGTTTCATCTGGTTTTGGAGGTAAATCCTCTAAAATAGCAAGTTGCTTCTGGAGTAATGAAGAAGCATAATTGACTAGTGTTGTTGATATAGTCATAAGTGCTTTTAAATTAATTTCTATTTTCGGCTAGAGTTTTAGGAGCATTAAGGTCTTCAAGAGCTTTATTGTATCCTGTTAGACATCCTTCTCTAATATTATGCAATAGTTGCTATAAGACTCTCTTATTTAGTGGAGAGAGTGGGTGTCGAACCACACATCTTGGGATTTTCAGTCCCACGCATAGACCAGCTTTGCTATCTCTCCATTAGATGCAAGTAGAACAGAATCTCTCTGTACTATTAGAAAACATCCTGTGGGTTCTCTCTTGCATCATATTGTCAGTTACTTTCGCCACCAACATTTCTTCTTACCCAAGAACTTTCTAAGCTCTTCTTCTGCTTTGTCAGCAGCTGCCTGAAGCTCAGCAAGTTTCTCTTCATTACTCTTAGAAGCCTCCTTGAGTTGCTTCTCAGTCTCTTCAAGCTGTTTCTCAAGTTCTTCATTCCTCTTCTTAAGAGCCTCTATGTTAGCACGATACTTAGCCTCATATTCTTTGATGAGTTCCTCAGAAAGTTGGGTACGTCTTTTCTTATAGCTATCCCTCTCACTGTTGAGACTATCGACAGCAGTCTTATGCTCCTGTTGAATCTGCTCCTTCAGCATCTCCTCAACTTTAAGGCGAATATCTTCAAAGCCAACAAGAGTGTCAGTTCTAGAGGGCATTTCAGTGTCCATTGAAGTAGCAACAGCATAATGCTTGTTACCTTCATTCCAACAACGCACACATATTTGAGCAAGCTCCACAGGACTCAAGTCTAGAGCAGGATAAGAAACATTGATGTAAGGGTAACCCTTTCTAACACCACCACTCATTCCCTTAACCTGTATAGTTTTCTTAATTTGATAAAGAATACGGTCAGTAAGTTCTCCTTCTTCCACTCTAGGAATGAGATGTTGGATTTCTCTCCTGATGATGACCTTTGAGGAACTTCTTAGGTCTTTGTTTTCTTGCTTTAGCTCTTCAACACGAGCTTCAGCAGCCTTGCGAGCTTCACGCATTGCATCATACTCACTCAATTCAATTTCTAACTTTGCCATCTTTTTTTTTTGGTTGTTATTAGTAGGGTAGACTGGACTCGAACCAGCGACCTCTTGCTCCCAAAGCAAGTGTTCTGCCAACTAAACTACTACCCTAAGTATTGAATACGACCCATCGGCCTTAAAAGAGGAATCACTCCTCAGTCTCTGCCTGTAGCCATATTCAATATAACATATTAATCCTTCTAAAGTCTTCTCCTTCAGGTATTGGACAATCCTTTACCCATTTTATGTGTTTCACATCCCACATAACAGCTATTCTCCTTTGTTGTGCTTTACTAAAACCCTTCTCAATTATCTCATCAATCTCAGGAAAGACATTGAGTCTCATGCTCATATCCCTAAGATAAGGACAACCATCCAAGTGATAACTAATAGCATCAAGAACATTGAGTTCTGCTACATTGTGAGGAGTGTACACGATGCCATCAATATGCTTGAGTATCTTCTCAATAAGATGACCATGATGAGTGGCTGTATACACATAGAATTTGGCAATAGGAAGTCCCTGAGCCTGCTGAATGAGTTTGATGGATGTAATAAGATTGATTAGATAACGCACCTTCTTGACAGAACTCAATGGCTCTCCACCAGTAATCATTATCTCATCATAATCCCATCTATCCACAACAGGCAGAGTGTCAAAGTCAAACTGATTGTTACAGCACATTGGACATTTATTATGACACTTTGTTGTTACCAATAATCGTAATTTCTTGTTCATTCCTTCTCGATTTAATTGTGGTCTTGGTATACTTATAATTTGTGGTTTCTTAGGTATTCTCCTTTTGTGTCTCCTTGACCTTCTTATCGTTCTCTTCTTCAATGGATTAGCTAAAGAGTTATACATATTCATTTGAACCTTATATCTTTCAGGTTCTATTGGATTGGAGAAAACTTCTCTAGCTACCCTTTCTAGGTCTTGAAGAGTGAATGTTTGATAAGTTGCTTGTTCTGACATCTTTTTTTTTTGGTAGCGGGTCTAGGAGTCGAACCTAGTATCCTAAGGTTATGAACCTTAGATAATAAACGCCATATCACACAGCGAAATCCGTTTCACTCCCCCGCTATTTATTACCAGCAGATACT